ATGCTCACCATCAAGCAGATTGACGCTGCTAAACCCAAAGAAAAGCCCTATCGCGTGGCTGACGGTAACGGGCTCTTCCTTTATGTGCCTGCATCCGGGAAAAAGGTCTGGCAGGTCCGCTATCAGTTCGATGGGAAAGAGAAAGTGCACACCATCGGAAAGTATCCGGAGATTGGTCCGGCTGATGCCCGCAACATGGCGTTTGAGCTAAAGCGAGATTTGGCGATCGGAGTAAACCCGGCAATAAAGAAGAAGCATAAAGAGAAAGAGCCAGACTCGTTCGCCACAATTTTTGAGGAATGGTACAAACACAAGCGACAGGTCTGGTCGGAAAACTATGCCACAGAGCTTAAGCGCATGTTTGAGGCTGACATCCTCCCCTATCTGGGAAAGCTGCAGATGGATGAGATTGAGCCGATGACGCTGCTCAAGGTGCTGCGCAGGTTTGAAGAGCGTGGAGCCATGGAGCGAGCCAACAAGGCCCGCCGCCGCTGCGGTGAGGTATTCAGGTACGCTGTGGTAACCGGCCGAGCTAAATATAACCCGGCGCCCGACCTGGCTGATGCAATGAAGGGATACAGAAAGCAGAACTATCCTTTTCTGCCGGCCGAGCAGATACCGGCGTTCAACGCGGCGCTGGCAACCTACTCCGGAAGCGTTATTTCCCGGGTTGCAACTCAGGTTCTGCAGTACACCGCCATGCGTACAAAGGAAATGCGTAGCATGCAATGGGCAGACATCGATTTTGAAAACGACATGATTACCATTGCGGCTGAGGTAATGAAGAACCGCAAAATCCACGTCGTGCCGATGTCCCGCCAGGTGAAAGAGCTGCTAACGTTCCTGAAGCCTATCACCTCAATGTCATCCTTCGTTTTCCCCGGGCGCAACGATAAATCAAAGTCGATCAGCGACGCGGCTGTTCTGCTTGTGATCCGCCAGATAGGTTATGAGGGGCTGGCGAGCGGACACGGATTCCGGCACCAGTTCAGTACGGTGCTTAATGAGCATGGCTGGCCGCATGATGCCATCGAGCGACAGCTGGCGCATGTTGACCGGAACAATATCCGTGGCATCTACAACCATGCTCAGTACCTCGATAAGCGCCGGGAGATGATGCAGTGGTGGGCTGATTACATAGACGGTAAAGGGGTGTAACACCCCCTATATAGTCGGCCGGCTATCGTCATAAACGTGCCGGACCTCGCACGTTACCTTCCCCAGCACGATGACATCATTCAGTGGCTCACCTTCTATCACCTCACCCTCTTCCGTGACCAGGCTGTTGCGGTACATCTTTCCCAGACCTGAATAGCCGTTCCACTGATACGCAATCCGGTTGCCGGGCTTTACCTTCGCAGCTGAATCAACCAGCAGGAAGCCGTCCGGGGTATCGACACGAAACGTTGTGGCCGGGTTGGGGATGAATACTGAGTTGAGACTGAGCCGCGGCTCTATATAGTCCTGTGCCGGTGAAGGGAATCCCATCAGAGGCCACCATTAGGGTTGAACCGGAACCACGTCATGTTCTCGCCCTCCTGCGTTGAGGCATCGCGGAAGGTGGTCGTGTGGCTCCGTATCCAGTCGTTGGCTTGCTTGAGCGTGAAATGCCAGTTAACGCGCTTCAGCTCCTCTACGAAGTCGGCAGTGGTAACGGTGCTGCGGCCTGATGGCTCGCGCTTGATGGAACTGATGAATGCTTCTTTGATCTGGTACTCGCGTGGCATGGTCGAATCCTCCTCTGATAATAACTGTATATAGATACAGTAGTATCGATCTATGGATCTGATCAAGATGCGTCAGGCGTATCTTTTGCGAACCTGCTGGCCGATATGGATATTTATTTGCTGTGGCAGGCGTGAGTGGTTGCAGGTTGAGCGGTTACACGTTCAATTGGAGCAGATTGGCAAGGTATATGTATTCCCCGCCAATTAGGCTTCACCCGTTATTTATTTGAGCATAATTGAGCCACTACTATATTTACTGATTAGAAAATCTACATAATTCTCATCCCTTACCTTGCAGGCATACTTTTCTCGCTCATGCAAATGGTTGAATATTTTTTCAGCCTTGCTAGCCTCATAACTTTGAACACTAACATCTTGACCCGCGCATAACTTTTTAAGATAAGAAGAGACAGAATCTGCATAAGAGTTAACCGAAATAAAAGTAATACTTGTTACTAACAGAAGCTTGTACATCTAGTTGCAATCCTTGAAAAATTTCAATGTTGCCATAGCAAAACAGACTAGCAGTAAGGCTTCCTATTAAACATTGTCTGGAAACATATTTCTATATGTTTCACTCTCTGTAACACTGGACAAACCCCACCAAATAGATGTAAGTATACTACTGTATTCGTTGAATTTTTGACCTGTGGTTATCGTGTGCTTTGATAGATCTTTCCACTTCTGCACATTGGCAGCTATCCATGAAGAAACTTTAGCGGTTACGGCACTGATAGTTAAGATTCAACTATTTATCCTCTTAGCCCGCTCAGATCGGCGCGGTACTGGATTGCCCCGTCGCCGGGGCTTTTTTGCGCAACAGGCATCCCTGTTCAGATTAAGCCAGAACAACAGATATATTGTTAAAGAGAATGCCTGCCACGCCTCCTCCCACTTCGCAAACGACATCACCATTCGACTTAATCCTCAGCACTCTGGCTCCCCACCCTGAACCGGAATCATTACCCAGCGTTCCCACCAGGTAATCTGACTGCCCGAAGCTGCTCCAGCGGTCTATCGTGGCGATAGTCGCCCCTTGAGCAACTCCAGCGCCCATAACCCCACCCTTCAGGAAAAGAATACCATTTACCAGTTTCGCAGAAGGAACCGTGAGATAGGTGGAAACATTTGCTTTCATTACTACATTGAGTGTCAGGTCCGAGAAATTTATCTTCAGGTTTTGAGCCTGCATTACTGGTGTGATGATTCGTGCCAATCCCTGAGCGCTGGGGTGATTAATCCCATTGCCACCATAAGGAGACTTCCTGTCGGGAGAACTATCCCCTTCACCCCACATCTCTCTGTCAGTGATGGTCTTTTTGCGCTGCGTGGGCAACCCAATCATCACTCGAATCTGAGATACGTTTCCAGATAGAGTTCCGCCGGTACCTATTTTTGGGTTAGTAATCCCACCGTGCCTTATCATCCTGAATGATGAAAGTAGCGTGTTCGGAGTGCCGTCTCTGACAGGGGCTGAGGCATTTGTACCAATAAAAACGTGACACTCGTTATTCAGTACCGTAATGACAAGCCAGAAGTTTCCGCTCGGGATTGGGATGCCGGTGTTAAGGCCGAAGTATGTATCAATATACTCTGTCCTTGCTGACACCTGGAAATTGCCAGATCCGTCAGACCCAATGTAAATGAAGTCCTCCGACGTATCTCCGCCGCAGTTAACATAAATTGGCGTTGTCTTGTTCCATCCTGAGATAAGTGCTTCAAACGCGAAGTCTATACACTGAGGCGCAGAGTAAGCGCCGTTGGTTGGCGTGGCGGCGATCTCTTGCAGTTCGCATGCAACCTGGTCCTTACCATCCCGACACTGCACATAGTATCGGTTGAAGTCCCAGACTGACATATTAGTAAATTGAGCATACGTCCTTTCTGCGCCTGCCGCAAAGTTTCTCCCCTCCTGGAATCCAAGCCCATCAAGCGAAACACCATTATTGTAAGCGCTTGATCGGGAAGGAACCATGCAGGTACACATTACGAAATGTGCATATGGCGATCCGGCTCTCAGCTTATTAACTGTTGAAGCCATAGTACCCATGTTGAATCCCATATGATCATTCATGCCGAATGCCATTACTATAATGTCGGGGGATTCATCATTGATATAGTCTACCCAGTTCTTACTGTTGTCGGTGTACCATGAAGGAAATGATGATGGTTTCGTATTGGCATTTATCCACGTCTGCCCACCAATAGCTCTGTTGACAAAGGTAAACGTATATCCGGGATTCTGAGCCTGAAGCTCTGCCTTTATAACAGATGACTGGCATATACCTAAAGTTAGTGAGTCTGCCCAATCAAGCGAGATAGAGTCACCAAAAAATACCACTTTGATATTTGTTTTCGGCTGCTTCCTTATCTGGATATTAGAGCCATTCACCAGAACCGGCTCACTGCATAGCTTATCCTCTACGGATACATTGTATAGGCCGCTTGGCAATCCGCTAAATTTACCTGGGCCATAAAATCGAAAATCAGGAAGATGGAGAACTCTTCTGGAATAGGTGTAATTATCATAGTCATATCCGGGATCAACCGGATAACTTACATCCATGTATATCTCACGAACTCCTGCGGTGTATAGTTGTTGTAGCTTATTATTCAAAACAATTGCATTACTTGCCGCATCCGAATTCGATGTTGAAAGTCCAAGTGAGCTGGAGGTGACACGGATTGATTTTAATTCATTACCTACCGTGCCAGCCTGGTATGATGCCAGCTGTGAAAATCCAACCAGGTTTGCGCCTGTTTTTTCTGACAGTTGTTTCCTTAATACTTCACTTATATCAACTGCTATCCATTTTCCTTCACCTACCCCACCTGTTGATTCCGGTGTCGATGATGGTGGCACGGTTTTTGGTATTGTTGCCAGATCATCCCACCTATACCAGATTCCGGTTGAAGAGTCCTGAATAACAGAGCCTGCCGCCAATATTTTAGCACCAGCCTGGAACGTCCCAACGGGAACCCAGCCCAGATCATATATCTGTTGCAAAACAAGGCTCTTTAATCCCTCAATGGTATAATGAGCCTGACCGAACCTATCGATATACTGCATTGCCAAAGAGTTTGTGAATTCGTCGATCTTGCCTGCATTATATTTCAGGTCGCGAGGCAACTCGCTTGGCACTGGGTTTTTTGTTGGCTGTGTAGTCATATTTTTTCCATGAAAAAAGGCCAGCGCTTAGGCTGGTCGTAATGGTGGCTGAGGCAGTCAGGAGTAGACTGATTCGCTATATTCAGCTAACGTCAGGGATATAGTGCTGTCGGAATTAGGTTTGATGCTATTAACCGTCCAGAGCTGTGCGTCCATTTCAGCTACAGTAGCTATCAGATATCGCGACGGTAACTGGACGGTATCGCCGTTCCAGATGTTGAGCTGAATGTCAGGTATTGCGGCTACAAAACCATAGCGGGTATCGCTGCGAGGAGTGGCCGCATGGCGTCTTGTCGGGTTCCCCAGACTGTCCGTCATCAGCACAAACATATCCCCGGTAAAATTTACTGGCTCGCTGGTGTCGAACGCATTGCCGCTGCGGCCGGTTATATACCCCTGCTGCTCGTTGCTGTCGTAGATATCAGGCATCTGGATAACACTGCCCACCTGAATAATACCGTCCTCGAACACTTTGGCATTCATCCGGGCGCGGGAATACATCAGGCGCTTTGTTTCACGCAGCGCCCGTTCACGTGCCTGAAACTCATTGCGGAATCCGACGATTTCCATCTTGTTCGGGTTTTCAGCCTCTTGCTGAGTGATCGCGCCGTTCAGTATGCGGTAGTTGATGTAAGTCTTATTGTTCGTAGTCGGATGTACGTAAGAGACCTGCACGCCGTCGTAGCCGCCGGGAAGCGTGGCCTCATACGTTATTTTGTACTCATCCGTTTTCATGTTGGCACGGTTAAATACGGCTGCCGGGTTCGCAACGCGCTGATCGCGTGTGAACGTCAGCACGTTATCATCCATGAACGCGATGACGCTGGCGGCATTGCATATAGCCTGAACGCGATCCCCAAGCGAGTCGTTTTCATCGTCAAACGTGTAGTCAAAATATCCCAGCCTGACATCCGGCAATGCCTCTGCAATGGCGTACAGCCCGTAAAGGTCAATGCTGCTGACTGGCTGTCCGCCGATAATCAGCCATTGATGTGCGACGGCGTCAGCAAAAGATCGGGAGGCGCGCAGCGTGTAATCAACTGACCGTGTATCGAGGCTGTAGCTGATAGTTTTGCGAGTAGCCAGCAGGTTATATTTTCGCTCCCGGCTGCCCAGCGCATTTTCTGTAGCCCTGACCTTAACCCGCACCAGCGTATCGTCAGGATGCACTACGTTACGCCGCACGTTGATGCTGTGAATTTCTTCCACCTTCAGGATAGAAGCATCGCTGGAGTTGTCCGTACGCTGGAGGCTGACGGCATACTTTCCAAACCCTGCCGCTGGCGTCAGTTTGTCTGTGCGGTAAAACACTTCGCTGGTTGACTGGTGAGGTGTGGGCTGCCGGTAAACAAAGGACTGCTGCGTACCCGGCACCTGTGAGTAGTCATCATTTATCTTCCAGAGCACCACCTTCCAGTTTGTTTCTTTCTTTCCCCCAAGGCTCGACTGCGTGTGCAGCCAAAGCTGTTCAGATGCCACCGGCGAGAAGAAAGGTCCAACTATCAGAGCTTCATTGTCATTCAGCACAAACTTTGTCGTGTTGATTGTGGCGCTGGCCGGAATATCCTGAGGCCCTTCCAGCTGGCTGAAGGTGAATGTGTACCAGCGAACAGGGTTGGTTGTGGCGCCGTCTGTCGTTTCCACTGCAGATATCAGTGTTCCGGAGTAGGTCGCATCTGTTGTGACGTTTCCGGACGCGGTGCTGTATGTGACGTTGATGGTGAACGTCACCGCATGAGGCAACACTAAGTTTTTGAAGTAGTCGAATTCTGCCTGTTTGACGATTTTGATCGCCATTCTGCCGCCGGAATAACTGCCGCTGACCATGGTTTTAGCGGTAGCTGACTGGATCGGGAAATCACTGGCCTCGTTCTGGCCAGGCACCTCCTGTCCGTCCACATCATCAAAGCCGTAACCTTCTACAATCTCAGGTATAACCTGCCCCGGCTGATAAATCTGGTACTCCGCGCCCGCCAGCGATCCGAGGCTGGATTCTGAATAGCGCACTGAGTCGTAGTCATAGCTCCCGATGCCAATACACATCCACTCGGTAACATACTTCAGGCCGCCGCTCTTTACGTTCTGCGTAACATACTCAAACACCGACTCCTGAATCAGGTCAGGGAACGATCGGACCTGCCCGTAAATGTCCGGTTTGGCCTTATACACTCGTGCAGTGTTTGTCTGGCCGGTCAGGGAGTTGTTGGGCGAATCCACCGAATTGCCGCCGGTATTGGCAATGGCCGGCTTGGGCATCAGAAACGAGAATACCTGCCCCACTACTTTAAATATCGGGCTCAGGATGTCGCCTACGACGCCTTTGGGCTGGTCGAATATCTGAACGTGGTCGAGTTCAGTTAGCTCAAAATCAAGCTCGTCATCATCTTCTAGCTTCACGCCGTTGCGTACGATCAGCAAATCATGATGCAGCGCGCTGTCATTCTCTGTCAGCCAGGCATAAAAAAAGGTGCCATTAGGCACCCTGTAACGCTCTTTCGGTGTTCCGGGAAATCGCTGCAGCTCAACCAGCGCCATATTTTTCAATCCTCACATTCTTTGATTCAAATTCAGCTCTCGATTGAATGGCTTCTTCCATTGTTCCAAATCTACCGATTCTTTTCCTGCCAAAATACGAGCACCATTTTTTTGTGGTCTTACAGTATCCTACACCGTTAATTCCGCTCGTATTGTTTGACATAGAGCCACGATTGAAGAGGTTTTGACTTGCTGAAACATCCCTCAAATTATCTATTGAGTTATCTTGTTTATTTCTATTTATATGGTCTATTTGATGTTGAGGCCAAAATCCATAGTGCATAAACCAAGCCAATCGGTGAGCAAAGAAAAGCTTGTTATTAATGCTAATAGCAATATAACCGAGCTTGGTTATGGCTCCAGCTTGCTTATTACTATTGCGGGCATTCCATGCATTTAATGAACGCAGATTGTTAAAGTGACCCTCTGGTCGTTGTTTCCAGGTAAACACCCCGGTTTCTGGGCAATAAATAAGGCATTCATTTAGAAATTTGGACGTTAAACTTAACTCTTTCATTTCAAACCTCACAGTAGGCTTCACAGATGATGGTGTCCGGCGCGCAGTCTGTGTTCTGCGTTTTCGGGAGCTACCCTAGCCGGACTTGGTAATTATACTACGGCCGAATTTGTATTCAAAATACTCCACTTTAGTGAATGCTCGCTGAATCAACATCAGAGAATCCTGCCTGACGCTGCCGTTTTCACCGCGAGAGTGCAGCGCCTGCCGCCCGAGGATAAGCCCTACATGCGCCGGCTGAGCACCGGTATAGCCAACGAATATGCCGCCCTCTGCAGGATGCGGCACCTGCTGCCAGAAAACCACGTCACCCTGATAGCAGGTAAAGAAATCGGCACCGGATTCGTAGTCAGGCGTCTGGTGCAGTTCAATCCCCATAACCTGCCGGTAATAGAGAACTACCAGCCCCCAGCAATCCACGGCATCAGAGGCACAGGCTCGATTCGCCCATGGCACGCCAATCATGCGCGCAATAAAATCAGAGGTACTGCAGTCCGGTGTATTCTCGCGGGTCATAGAGGCGGCCAACGTTATTATTGAGTGGGTTGGTAACGGACAGCGTAACGGAGGCGCTTTCAGCATCGATATCTACCGTTTTAACGTACAGTGTCCACGACTTGATCGGCGCTGAGGTGTCACCGCTGTCAAATACCTGCCGGGTTGTCACAATAGGCGTCAGGCGGGTGGCGCCACGCCATTTCTTCATCTGTGCTTTTACGTCCGAAGAGACGCGCCCGAGCTTTACGGTTGCGTCAATCACCGGGATGCCGCTTTGCTGACTTTCCTCTATCTCAAAGCGCGCCGGACGGTATATCACCCCGGCCAGCGTCTTATCGTAGAACTGTTTATCAACCAGCCTGACGTAGCCAAAAGACGGATGATAAAAGGTCAGTGTGTCATACAGCGCCCGCGATGGCCGTTGCTGCCGGTATTCACGAAATGATGGCATCAGGGAACCCTCGGTAATGACTCCGGATCGCGACCATCAGGATAACCGGTCACAACAATATCCAGCCATGAATCCCACGGCGGTGGCAGCTCAACAATGATGTCGTCAAAGTCGTCATCAGGATTGTTGAGGCGGTTGGCGATCACCGTTCCCGTCCATCTGACAACGCTGCCATCAATGCTGGTCTGTACCGGCATCTGCGTGAAGTGAAGCTCCTGCAGCTGTGGCCCGCTGCCGCCAATATCCACCCGCATGCGGAACCAGTTAAGACCGCGATTAAGGTAGTTGGGGCTGCGCAGCCACTGCTGAAAAGCTCTTTCCTCTGCCAGTGTGAATATCCACGTCAGAGACCAGGTCACTTTAAGGTCGTCCGTCATCTGCTGAAAAATGGCCGGACCGACCGCCGGTTGATCTGACTGAAATCCGGTATCCAGCGTCATATTCTTGCTGGCTTTCTGCGCCAGCGGTAGCCAGTCGGGATAGTCGATAATTGGCATCAGCCCTGCCCCCTTGGCGTGCGTTTAACATTAAAGTTGCTGGTTATGCCATTACTGATTGGCCCGCCGCTGTTCAGGTCAGCAACAATCACATCTACGGTCAGGCCGCCTTTGCCATCGTTGCCTGCCTGTGCATCAACCGAAGCAGAGGTGTAATTCTGAATGTTAATAACCACACCTCCGCCGCCTGATGCCTGCAAATCCTTATTGCTGATCACCTTGCCGTTATCGCCCGGTATCATGTACTGCTTGCCGGTGCTGGCCTGATATATCTCAGGCAGGCCGCTTTCCCCCACCTGATACATACCGCCGGCGGTGACCGGTCCGCCATTCTTCCGTTTACCGAGCAGACTCATACCTACGATACCGGCAACGGCACCAAGGCCGATTGCAGCCGCGGTACCCATCGAAGCAATTGACGCAAGCAGCGCGGCAGGTGTCCATGCTGCAGTAGTCGTTGCCGCTGCGGCTACGCTGGTGGCTGTCTGCGTCGCAGTTGCTGCCGTCTGCACAGCAGTTACCGTGCCGATTGCCGCCGTCTGCGCCGCCTGCCCCATGATTGCGGATTTGACCCACTCAACGCCCATCTGCACAAATGTGTTTACCAGGCTATTCAGGACGGTACTTCCTATTGAGCGCATCGCCTCTTCAGCAGACATGCTGCCGGTGATGATGCCGGTAAGCGCATTTGAGGCATTGCCTGCCAGCGCATCGAAAGAAGCAGCCAGCGCCTCATTGCCCGCACTCTGGTTCCGCCAGATCTCCCACTGCGCCGCTACCCGCTTCTGCTCATACTCAGTGTTGGCCGCATTGCGCAGCGCCAGCCCCTGCTGCTCCGTCAGCGTCTTTTGCTGCTCAAACTGCTGTATCAGGGCTAGCTTGCGCGCATGCTCGTTTGCCAGCGCCTGTACCGGGTCTACCGTTCCGGCTGACTGCTGTTGCGGGGTGACGGCCTGGTCAGCGCGTATCTGCGCCATTTTCGCCTGATGATCCTGCTCCAGCTTTTCAGCCGTGGCGTTGTACTGCTCCTGAGTGATTTTTTTAGCGCTCAGGGCGGCATTCAAATCCGCCTGGTCCTGCTTGTAGCTCGCATTCTCACGCGATTCAGGCAACAACTTTTCAGCCGCAGCCTGAGCCTTGATTGCATTAGCCACGTCCCACTTGCGGGCCGCGTATTCACCTGCCTGAGCGATCTGCGCCTCCGTGGCGCCCTTGCCCAGAGACTGCTGGGCTGTCAGGATGGCCTGCTCGCGGCTCAGTTCTTTTGTACTTTCGCCGGCTAGTTCTGACTGCTGCTTCAGGTTCGCCAGCTTCTGAGCGACGCTCTCCGCCTGACTGGCAGCTTTTGTCTGCGCGCTGGCTGCGGCACTGGTTTCCTTTTTCAGATCACGCTGCGCCTGCTGTGCGTCATATTCTGCGCCAGCACGCTGGCGTGCCAGGTTGACTGCAGCGTCATCGCCGCCCAGAGCCCGAATCTCTTTTTCGGCTTTCAGCTGAGAGCGCTTACGCGCATCAATCTCACCCTCAATTTCAACCTGGTCGAGCAGCTTATCGAGGTAGTCCTGCACCTTTGCCGGACGCTGCACCTGCAGGCTTGAAGCGTTGAACTTCTCTTTTGCTTTTGCAGCGAAATTTATCGAATTGCCCAGCTGGTTCATCAGTCCCGATGCTACTCCGGCCTCATGCCCGTCACGCTTCAACAGGTCGATACCCTGTTCAAGAACGCCGTTGTATTGCGCCTGGAGTATGCTGGTGAGGTTCTTGGTCTTGCTGTACCGGCTCTCCATTTCCTCAAGCTTGCCCTGCTCAATTGCCAGCCTTTCCTGTGCATCACGCATATTCTCCATCTGGCGGGTAGACTCGCCATAGATGCGCTGAGACCGCTTGTAGCTTTCGACAGCACCAATCAGGCCATCAACCTTCTGTCTCTGGTCATCAATCATCTCTGACTGTATGCGCATTGCCTGAGCTGATTTGGCAATCTCAGCTGCTATCTGCGTCTGAGACATATCTTTCATTTTGCTCACAAGCCCGGTGAGCTTGTCGGTAAAGTCAACTGCTTCCTGTTTGGCCTGCTGCGCTTTCTGATAAAAATAATAAATTGCAGCGCCGGCAAGCATGGCTGCTCCGGCTGGACCTCCAATCAGCCCGAGCGCCCTGAAAGCCAGATTTCGTATGCCAAGACTTGCCCTTGCGGCCGCAGCAGCGGCTGCATCCTGTGCTGCAGCATTTGCCACCAGCGCCCGGTTGTAATTGTCAGTCAGGGTTGCCGCCTCAGTCCTTGCAGCTGACAACCTGATCTCTGCCGCCGCCAGATTCGCGGCTGTAATGGACGAATTTCGCATGACCTGGGCAATACGAACTTCATCAAGGGCTCTTTCTTTTGCAACTGCTGCTGCCCGCATGTCGGCGGTAGCCTTGTTGGCTGCAGCCTGGGCGGCCTGATTTTCAGCAACAATTTCTTCGCGAGTCGCTATGACCTTTCTGACTTTCTCAGTGGTTGCCATAGTAAGGGCGCCAACAAAACGGCTTCCCATTATCGTGGCGACGGTTGCCAGCACGCCGCCTATAGCATCAAGATTCTGGCTGAGCGAAACGATGCCGGTATTGAAAACGTTGATAGTTGACTGAACAGAAGAGGACTCACCTACAAACTTCGTAATGTTGTTGGTGGCTACAGTAAACGCCTGCCCCATTGTCATAGTGGTATTCGCAAACTCTTTTGCGATTGCGTCGCCCTGCTTCAGCAGGCCGTTTACCACCACTTCAGTAGTCAGCGCGCCCTGTGCCGACATCCCTCGCAGCTGACCGATAGTCACCCCCAGCGAGTCAGCCAGTGCGACAGCCAGACGGCTGCCGTTTTCAGAGATAGAGTTAAACTCCTCGCCGCGCAGAACGCCAGATGCGAGGGCCTGCGACAGCTGAACCATGGTCGAGCTGGCTTCTTCAGTTGTCGCGCCGGAAACCGCCAGGCCTTTATTAATGGTGGACGTCAGCTTTATCAGGTCTTCTGTGCTGGTGCCGGCGCTGCGGGTGGCGCGCTCCAGTCGGCCATATAATGTCGCCGTTGCCTGCAGGCCACTCATGGTGCTCTGCGAAATATCGAATACGCGCTGAGTGACGTCCGCCAGTTGTTCAGTTGCCCGCACAGAGTTGGCGAGTTTGTTGTTAACCGTAACCCACTCATTACCCCATGCTGCCACCTGCTGTACAGAAAGCGCAGCAGCCAGTCCTTTGGCAATATTCGACAGGCTGGAAAGGCTGCCCTGCATGGCACTGACAGACCGCTCCGTGCGTGTCACGCTGGCTTCAAGGCGACCCATATTGCCTGACAGGCCATTGAGCGCCGCATCTACCTCACGGCGCGCAGCAAGAAGCTTAGCTGTGTCCATGTCTACTTCATAAACGATGCTGCCAGCGTTAAGGGTGCCTGCCATTGCTAATCTCCGGACATAAAAAAACCCCGCCTGAGCGAGGTTTATAATTCAAGTGAGGTTAGAGCTTCCAGTTACAGGCTTCAGCTATCTTCTTTGCCATAACATCAACACCTGACAAATCAAACTCTACGGCCTGCATTGTAGAGCCATAGGGCTCAAAGCCTATTACTGCTGTCTTGTGCTTCATTAACTCTTTAATAAATGACACAGCATTTGGAGCAAAGGCGGAGTTTCCTCTCTCTCCGCCTTGCCATATTGATTTTTTAGGCTTCCCACCATCGTAACGAATTGTTATTCGTGGCGAGCCGGAGCCAAGATAGTCATAAACAGACAAATAGGCATCTGTTTGGTTTTCATTACACCTCAGCACAAGGGATGTATTTCTTTCAAGCCCCCTTTTTGTATAAACATCTTTGGAGCCGTTAATGGCAACTACATCAGTTGCATCAGTCATTTTATTGACTTGCGATTTAAAGAACCAATTACCCTCATTCTGAAGCTCATCATTAGCCATTGTGGAAAATGATGCAGCCAGGAGCACAGCAAAAAGATATTTCATGGATTTCCCTGCCTATGAATGCAAAAGCATAGGATAAATCCTAGCAAGAGAAAAACGCAACTACTCGCAAAACTATGCGGCTTTTGCGCGCCTTTTCGCCTGGCGGGCAAGATATTTATCGGTGGCCGCGTCGTACTCCTCTCGCGTGAAGCCTTTCTGGTCCGGATATTTGGCTGCCAGAAGCAACTGAAACTCAGTCATGGTCAGTGATTCTGCTTCAGCGCGTGAAATGCTGAAGTGATTGCGCGCCGCGTTGATGTAGTCGAAGGCACGGAACTCGGATACTGCCTGCCCGGTTTCGTAGCGCTGCAGCTGCCTGATTTTAGCTTTGCCAATAATGCCGTGCGTAATCAGCGATTGCCCGACAGCCAGCAGTGCGAAAGCATCCATAATACCGGGCCTGAGCATGATGGCACGCCGTCCACTTCTGCCGGGAACATACTCGCCCGTCAGCTTTGACGCATCACGATCGCAGCAGGCAGACAGCACCGTCATGGCGGCCTGATATGCGCGCCGGCCGTAACTGGTTTTGCCAATATGCTCACTCAGCCAGGCAGGAATTACTCCGTTGGTATCCAGTGCACGCTGCAGTAGTGGTGTGACTTCATCATGGTGCAGATCGTAAAACGCCTGAACGATTTCCTGCGGCTCGCCAATCTTCATCATGTTCGCGAATGAGGGCCTGAAGAAGTAATCCTCTTCGCCCACTGTAATCAGGCATTCGCCTATTTCTTTTGCCGGGGCCATGTTCACACCTGTAAAAAAGGCCGCCTAAGCGACCTATATTCAATCTTTCAACGATTTAGCAAGTATGTAGTCAACTAATAGATTATTCTTGCTTCTGGCATCATAGTGTGACCACCCTATATTGTTGAGTAGGGCTGGGTCTTTGCGTAACTCATTAGAGTACTTGATAAAGGCATTGGAAAGCTCATCGGCAACACACTTCATCATGCCAATTTCCTCAGGTGTGGCATCATTCTCAGGTATCGAATCTATTATTTTCTGTTTGAAATTACTTCCGATATCTGAAGAGCGACTCTTTCCACTTCGAATGCGATAAATTTGCCCACGTGACACACCATAATATAAGGCAATCTCCGAAAGAGTTAGTGACGACTCTTCGCGGATGGCAGCTACCTGCGCTTCTGTTAGTTTTGCCCTTCCATGGTTTTCACCTCTTTTGGCAACCTTTAGTCCACAATCATATGCGTGCTGCAAGTTGTCAGAAGCTGTTGACCATTCTAGGTTGGATGCGGAGTTGTCTAACTTATTGCCATTTATATGATTTACCTGTGGCTTTCCATCAGGATTTGGGATGAATGCTTCTGCAATTAACCTATGTAAACGAAAATTTTTTCTCTTTCCACCTGAGCGCAGCCCTATGCATAAATATCCTCTTGAATTTATGGATGGCGTAAGCCATTTTCCATTATTTGCATGTGACCATATGCGTCCGCTAGGTGTTACCGAATAGAGGCCCTCATAGCCTTTGACGTATTTCATATCAAACCTCACAGTAGGTTTCACAGATGATGGGCGCGGCAGGGAGGTCTGTGCTCCTCCTTTTCGACTGGCCGGTCTAGCCGCGCGTTTATTATACCATTATGAAGCGGTAACTGTGACAGCGGTTTGCGCCGTTTTCGCACCATCATTGGTAGTAAACGTGGCGGTACCGGTGCCGGCGGCTACGCCGGTAATCAGGCCGCTGCTGTTGATAGTGAACTTAGTCGGATCGGAAGACGTCCATACGCCAGATTTATCAGTAGCGTCTGACGGGCTGACAGTCGCATTCAGCTGACGCGTTGCGCCAACGACAACGGATGTGGTCTGCGGAGAAACAGTCACGCCGGTTACTGCCACAGTGTCTTCGTCTTCAACCTTGGTGACCTTAACAGTTGTCCCGTCAGCAACCTTAAACTCAGTGCTGAACGTTACGATGTCATTGGTACCGCCATCAGTGCTGAGCGCGGTGATCACCATGTAGCCCTGAAACTCAACCGGGCCGATCTCTACGCGCACCCAGATGGTTGGCTGGCGGCCGGCGCCGATTTCAGTAGTGAAGTAATTCACGAAGTTACCGAAGCCAAACTGGTCCAGGCGATCGCGTTTACGCACCTCGCCCTCAAAGCTCACGGTACCATCTGCGTTGGTGGTCAGGTTTTCCACCCAGCCGCCGGTGTCATCAGCGTCAGAGTTGGTGGTGTTAGGGGAGAAATCCAGCGTCTTTGACGTGCCTGCCGCCAGAGCTTTCCATTCCGACTCGGCCGGTACCGTATCCCGGCAGCCGAGCGCTACTTCCAGCACAACGTTACGGCCAAACAGCTTGCCGTTCTCGGTTGGGCAACCTTGCATAATTGCTTACCTCATTTCAGATAATAAAAAAGGCCGCACCAGGCGACCTTGTTTGAGTGGGTGTTGCTTACTCTCCATAGAGGCAAGCGAATAGCAGCCGGTAAACCAGCCTTCCTTCAGTAGTGAGAACGGGTGCAGGCATGCCGCCTACGTTTTCGATATGGCCGATACAGTCATTCGGCATCGGGTTCTGCTGCACATAGTCAGTAATGGCCTGCGCAGCCGCATCAGCCGCCCCGTTTCCGTCCTTCGCGCCGATCACATCCACCAGCACGTAATACTCAGAGCCAAGGTCGTTACGGATGGCAGAGCCGCCATTTGGCCGGAAGACGATGAATTTATCTGTCAGCTTTCCCGTGTCCTTCCAGACCAGTAGCTGGGTGACAAAACCATCAGTGAGGCCTGCCGAAGCAAAAAGGTCGCGTACTCGCGTATGCATAGGAGGGGTCAAAGCGTCATCTCCCTGTGTATCACGCGCTCAATCGCATCCCGGCTTTCTTCAAAGCCTTTCGTCAGGAACTCTTTCTGAGCGGTTGGCCGGCGGAAGCGCTGAGGAATGGCCGGATCATGCACGTAAGCGGCATAACTCGCCGTGTAGCCTACTCTGCCGGTTATCAGCGCACCGTTGACGACAATCTCCCGGAACTGGCTGTTCAGCAGATACGAGGTGTCGATTGGGGTATAGAGTGCCGCCTGCGCTGCACCAACAATCATCGCCCCTGTCAGTGCACGAATGACGCGGCGGTCCTGAATGCTGTCGATAGCCCGATTAACGTTCCGACTGACCTTGCTCACGCCCTTTACTTTCACGCCCATGGTTATGCTCCGGTTATGATGGCAAAGTCGTCAGCAAGTCGCTCAAAGGTGTCTGCGTAGCGAATGGCCTGCATCACCTCATCCGCACCTGCGGCGATCGGGTCAGGCTCAGTAGAGACGCCTATCAGAATGTAATCGCCTGTATCCGCCAGCGCATACTCGGTCCAGATCGTGTTTTTGACCACGCGCTCCGTACCAATGTCACCCAGCCGTTTTGCCAGCCCGCCCTGATAATCACAGGCGATAACGACAGGCGCATCAAACACCGGGTCACCGTAATCATTGCTGGACCCGGAGCGCCTCCAGATGGTTGCCTGCGCGGTGTATGACCAGTTAGCAAGTGACGACATGTCAGGCCCTCCAGCCGATTACAGCAGGATTCTCAGCCGCTATGCGCTTGCAGTTAAACACCCATTCACCGCTGCTGTTCACGTAGCCAGTTGTCTGCCGGCCATCTGACGTTTTCAGCCAGACGCGCTCAAATGCTTTTGGCTTCGTTTCAGGTGATTGCCAGTTCATCAGCAGCCTCCCACGACGTCAAAGAAGCCGACAGCCAGCCCAGATATCGGCAGGCCGCCAAGGCAGCCATTGGTATCCCACGCCAGAATCTGCTTATACAGATGATCTGTGCCTGCACTGTCATAGGTGAACGAGCGGGACGCACCAGAAGGAGCAGACTGTGATGATATTTTACGGGCGCCGGACAGGGCGGCTAATCTCGCGGCTGCATAGATGAGCAACAGCTTTTGCAGGCTTTCGGAGTAGCCCGCCCCGTCCATACAGAAAGACGTAGCGCCGACCTGTTCAATCAACAGCTGCAGAACGGCGTCAGGAACCGTGAAGCCCAGCTCAGCCATCAGCGGCTTTACGTCATCCAGCGTGATTTGGGCTGTCATGGTTACTTGTCCTTTTTGGTTGCCGCTGCCAGCGCTGCCTCTGCATCATCAGCGCGCTTGTTAGCCGCCGCCAGTGCATCAGCGTGCTCTTTGTCTTTCGCCTCAGCCGAATCCTGCGATGCTTTCAGCTGCTCCAGCGCATCATCGAGTTTCGACTGCAAAACCGACGTGTCAGTGCTGACGGGCGCGGAAGGTGTCGACACTTCAAACTGAAGAGCTTCCCCTTTCTCTTTGGTGCTCTCAGCCTTACCTGATTTGATCCACTTTTCAGCGACCGCATCATCAACGTTGTATGCCTTGCCAGCCTCCAGCTTCTGGAAACCGGCACCGGCAAAGAGGTTATTAGCCAGGATCTTTACAAGTGCCATGATTGCTCCTTAAGAGGCGTGAACTACCGAGAATTTTCCGTTGATGTCCTGCTTGACCATCAGGCCCATTGCACCCCAGGTGCGCCAGATGTAATCGCTGTTGTAGAACTGGCGCGGGTCGGCAACTGTGCCGATGGCCTGACCTACAATCGGAGCGATAACGCCGGCAGTCAGCGGAACAATCAGGATTTCGTTACCTGAAAGCTGCGCATCCTCTTTGATGGCTGCAACACCAGACAGCTTCAGCAACTCTTCCATCACGGTGCGGGTTGCATTCACATCGAAGTAACGCTCAAGGTTCGACATGATTTCAGCAGAAACATACCAGGTCTGCGGAGCGTACTGGTTGTTGGTAATGCGGACCGTATCGCGCAGCGCAATGGCGTTTGTGCGCAGTGCAACCGGATCGGTACTGGTCGCGAAGTTGAAGGTCAGTGTTACCTGAGCAACACGCTCATCTTCCTTCAGGCCCTTCCAGGTCAGCCCATCAAACTGAGCGAAGTTTCCGGATTTGTCGCGGAAGCCGTTGAACATGTAATCAACGTACTGGCGCTGCACGTCCTCTACCGATCCGCGCTGAGCATCAGCCTGGGACTGAAGAGCCGAAGGGCTGTTGAAGATCGGGTCACGCCACTCGAATTTGAAGCCCGAGTCATGGATAGGAACCATCGTACCGTCGAAGGTGTAACCCTTCGCATCCAGTGCCGCGCCAATCTGGCCTGACATTGAAGTGTGCGCCCAGCCACGACCACCGGTACGCGCATAATCGTAACGTGACTGTTCAATGCGTACTGAGCGGGACAGCGGCATCAGATCATTCAGCAGGGTGAACTGAGTTGTTGGCTCAAACTGTGCAAGTACTGTGGTATCAAATGCACGATACAGGCGGCGAATGTCGTCTACAGCGTTCACTGCGTCAAGGCGAGCGCCATCTTCACGGATGCCACGGGCGCGACCGATGAAATCAGCTGCCGCCTGAGCACCTTCCTGACGAGCGGCCTGAAGCTCAGCGAACTGAGACTGGTTTACTTCTAAGTTGCCGGTTCGCTCACCGACAGCGCGAGAGAATACAAACATTCAGTGCTCCTTACTTGAACACAACGCGAATCAGATCGCCCGCCACCGCAGTGACAGGTTTATCTTCTTCGACATAAGCGAATACAGCGGCGTCATCTGCAACTGCGGTGATGCGGCCACCAGCAACCGCTACTGGTTGGCCTTTTGAATACGTACCGGCAGCAGCGCGCACGTTCAGGAACATGCCAGGCAGCGGCTGAATACCGATAACCAGCTCGTTCACTGGAATCGCGTCATCAACACTCAGGCAGCGGAGATAGTCTTTGTTGGCGACATACAGAATCGCGCTCTCAGCACCATCTGCTGAAGCAGTGAACTTATCTGCGGTGCTGAAAAAGCCCACAGTGCCCGGCGCGGTAGCGGCAGCTGAACCACCTTCACGGTTAAGTAGTGGATTGGGGAATACGCCGCCCGCGTGAATTACATGCTTTCCATCTTTAGCCATCATTTACTCCGGCATTTCGCTGAAAGATTTATCTGAGTTAGCCTGGCGGAACATGCCGTTCAGGCCTGTAGTGGTCTGGCATTGCGCATACAAGCCATCCAGCGCCGCGCCGTCCAATGCGTTAACTGCCAGATCGTCGAGCTGAAACTTGGCTTTAACGGCCGCGCGTTTATCTGACTTTTCTTTGTCAGCGTTAACAGCCAAGCCTGACTTAACGGCAGCCAGGTCATCAGCAAGCAATTTTGCCCAGGCTGGCATATCTTCACTATTGATTGCGGTCTCTTTGGCCTTCTTGTCGTCCGCCTCTTTCTTCTCACGGGCGGCCTTCTCTTCAGGCGTCTCTTGCTTAGCAGCTGCTTTTTCAGCGGCCATCTGGTTGTAAGCGTCCATCAGCTCGGCATCAGACTTGCCTTCGGTCGGCTTACCAGCGGCTTTCAGCGCATTGATAATCAGATCTTTCATCGGATCGTTCTCTCCGTTGGTTTTAATTTCGTACTCAGTTGGTTTGCGCACGACTTCTACGGGTTCGCCGACGAAAACGGCCTTGCCGTCATCGCCGATGAGGTACTTCTGTTTGAAATATTTCGCGTCATCTCGGTAGATGAAAGTGTCCGGCCAGACAGACTCAGGCCACAGCCATTTATCATCGGTACGTCCTTCGCGGAGTTTGTCGCTCAGGGCGCGTTGAATGTCGTCGAATGAGAAATTTGAAGCGTTGGTGAAGAAGAACTTCGTTTTGTTAACGAGGCCTTCTTTGGTGCAGTTGGATGCATCAGAAAGGCTCGCTACTTCAATCTGCTGATCCTCACCATCAGAGTTAACGAAGATGCCAACGCCCTCATCGGGAGTTCCGGCGCCCGGCTCGTCCAGAAGCACCGCCACATGGTCAAACATCATGTTGGTGGCGATTTCGTTGTACTTTTTTCCTTTCGACTCGCCGTTGGCAGCGATGCCGGAATACAACAGGCCGGTTGAAATGTGGCGCGGCTCGGCGTTGGTACCGGCGGCCATTTCATCCAGGCGGTTGATCAGACGCTTACCTTTGTCGCTGGATTCGGCGTAGCGGCGGTCAACGTACATGTCACCGGTTACCTTGCCTTCGGTGTGACTCACGTTCTGTAGCCATGCGCCAACGTGGTAGTTGTTGACTGCCCTGACATCGCGCGCCGACACGTGCTTGCCGTCGACTTTCGGATGGCCCAGCGGCATCGGATTACGCTCCAGCGTGTTGTACGCCTTGCCAATTTCTGCTGCCGGGTACAACTTCCGGTTCATCACGATATCGTCGACAACGGGCGTGATGCCGCGAACCACGATGTGTGGTTTGCCGTCGATGGTTTCAGTGGTGATGTTTGAAGCGGAGTTGACGACGGTCAGCACGTTAACGCGATTGCGTTTCATGCTCTGTCCTCATGGGATGGATAGTTAAGCGGCCTGCTGCCACTCCTTGCGCTCTTTGGTCAGCCTCTCAACAAGGCCGGTGTTCACAATCTTGCCTTTTTCGTCAAGCAGCACCGGGATGTTTCCACAATAACAGTGGTAGCGATTGCCGTTGACGGCATAGAAGGCTTCAACTTCCTCAGTGGTGTACGTACGACCGTGCCGGGCCGCATGCCATGAGCGGGTTGTTGGCTTAAGTGCTGACAGCCATAGAATTGCCGTATTCAGCCCTAACCGCTCACGCGCCCAGTCGGTTTCCAGCCATTGGGCTTTACGCAAAGCGCCAACCTGCTCGGTCTGAGCGATGTTCTTTGCCTGCGACATTGATACGTCAAGTCGCTTACTGATGATGCGAGCCGTTTCCCGCGGGTTAACACCACGACCTATTGAATCGGATATGACGTTAGCCAGGTCAGCCCGAGCAGCATCACTGATGCCCTTCCAGTCGCTGTAGGTGGAGACGTAAGCAGCCGCTATCTGATTCTGATATGCAGGACTACTCAGCAACTGCGCCAGTGTTGTCTGCTGCTCATACACAGCCGATTGCACTGACAGATTGGTGAATGCCTGCCGAGTGCCGCGCTCATACTCAGCGGCAACGTAGGTCAGCGCCCATAGATTCTGGCTGCCATTGTCAAGAAGATGATCGTCGAGAATCAACTGTAAGCGTTGCAGCAGGTCCGCCAGCTGTGCGGCTGTCATGTCGTAGATGTAGGTGCCGGCATTCACCTGGTAAATAACATCGCCGTATACAGCATGCGAGGCGTTACCAGTGCGCTCGGTGCCGGTTAGCCGCTCATCGAGCAACTGCTTCAGCGCCAGCTTTATCCGGTAGTAGCGGTCATCAATATCGCGATACATCCGGCCCACCTGCCGAGCCGATTGCGTCGGGTCAGCTTTGTTGCGGGGTATTATTGGCGTCCCGATCCGGGTTCTCGCTGGCATCGTCGTCATTCAGCGGGTCCTTATCGTTTAGCTTTTTGTTCGGGTCCGGAGTGGATGGAGCCTTGCGTGGCTCTAGCTCTCCCATAGTGCGTACTTCGTTCTCATCAACGGCTGATGTCCCGAATGCCTGCTGCGTGTCTTTGGCTACAGAGGCCATAGCCTGCATGTTGGCAATCTTGTCCTTCTCGCTTGGTGCGAGCAGGTCAGACCATGCCAGTGTTACTTCACCCGACTGTGGCGCATCGATAACCCCCAACGTCCAGAAGCGCTCCAGAACGGATTTAATTGCAGCCGTCATGAATCCCCACCGACGGCCGTTACAACGCTTCGCCCAGTCTGCTTTATCCTCGTCAGATGCCAGGCGTCCGGTTTGCTGTCCGAAAAGAATGGTGAACGGGCACTGAATCGACGATGAGAACTCATTCGCGGTTACCGTCCATGATGGTGACGGGTCAGCCGCCGCCACAGACAGCACAGAAGGCGTACCGGCCTGCATGACCAGCGCCGCATCGGTACCACGGTTCATCCTGGCGATTTTATCGTTCATCGCCTCGCCGATATTGGTGTAACCCGCCTCTTTCGCCTGAGCCGCAATAGTGGCCATATCCGTCGTTGAGTCGAAGGCGATCCCCAACTGGCGACTGGCGTTTTTCAGGAACCCTTCAGCGCTTCCGCCGGAAATCTTCTCAAGGTCGAGCAGCTTGTTGTAGCCGGCGCGCAGATAAGGCACGCCAGACAGCATGTTTTCATCCTCAGAGCCTTCACACAGGATGATGACCCGATCGGGATGCACTGTAACGCTGCGAACGGGCCCGTATGTGCCATCGTCACCAACAGGCTGCTCGTTGAACTGATAGTTAACTGGTTCACCGTAGGTTTCCGACATAGTGTCGGTGTCGAAGTTACCAGGCTTAATTTGCGACTCCCAAGCCGGGATCAGCTTAACAACTGCCCGGTCACCCAGCCGCTTAATAACAGTGCTGTCTACGGGCTCTTTCCACTCGCGCCCATCACGGAACTGAATCAGCAGCGCGGAATATTTGCCAATCAGGTTACGACGGTCAGCGTCCTTAATCTTCGGCCAGTGCCGCGCAAGCAGCTTTGTTGCCGCAGCCTCCCATGCCGTTGTACTGGTTGACTCTTTTTTCTCGTCACCGTCGATAATGACAGGACGGTCCACCCAGCAGGAGTCCAGCAGCTTATGCACCGCGGCGTAAGCCACCGGGTTGCGCTCATAGGCACGGTAGTAGCGGTCAAAATCCAGATCGTCAGGGTAACCAAACTCTTCATAGAGCTTCGTTCGCTTGGTGTTGCCCTGATGACCACCGTACAACATGCGCTGACGACCCATAGCATCAGCAAGGGCATTAACGAGGAATGTGACCTCGTTGCTTTGTTCACTCACTGATGAGCTCCTTAGAAGAAAATTGCGCCAGGCGACTGCCCGCTTAATTCGGTCATTGCCCAGACTAAAGCATCAAGGCGGTCGGGCGATTTCTTAGCAGTGGTTGGCACATATTCCATCTGCTGATTTTCCAGCTGATAGAGATTGCCACGATGCGCAACGCGCCCTTGGGCGTAGAGGGCTGAGATTGGTTCGGCGCGGGCAAACTTACCCTTGCTGGCATGAACGCGAATAATGCGGTCACGGAAGCCTGCATTACGCAGGGTTTCTTCAGCCATGTCTCCGCCCTGATTGGTCTCTATTACTATGGCATCTGCGTCATGCTGCTGGTAAGCGTCCATGGCTCGTGTTGCCCAGCCATTGGGTGAGTATTTGCCACTGTAATCGCCATCAGCTGAGTATTGCTTGCGGTCGCCCATACCATATGCGCTGGCAGCTACAATGCCGGTTTCATCGCTTTCTGCGCTGTTAGTAGCCTGCGGGTCGATTGCAATAACCGTTCTTGAAAGCGTTTCGCTGATATTGAGTGACCGCGCAGCGGCAATCATATCTTCGGTCCATAGCGCACCCTCAGCGTTAAACCTGCGTGGGTTTTGCATGTACTGCGCTTCAGCCGTACGCCGGTGAGAGAATAGCGATACCCGATGCGTTTCATTGTGCTTGAACGGCCACAGCCAGCCATCAGGTAAGCCGTGGTCAATCGGAATAGCGTGAGTGTTGTCCGGATACTGCTCTGAATAGCTCTGCGTGTTGTCTATCAGCACTGGCAGATTCAGATGGTGCCACTTCTCACCGCTGCCGCCACGAAGCAGATAGCCGCTCAGATCGTGGTAGTGGATGCGCTGCATAATTACGATCATCGGCGTTGTTTCAATCGCCAGGCGTGATTTGATGGTTTCGTTAAAGCGGTTATTCACTCCGTCACGAACGGTTTCGCTATAGGCGTCGTCCGGCTTTACCGGGTCATCAATAATCAGAGCGCCCTGCCAGCCGGGCTCCATGTGGCCGGCACGAAAGCCGGTTACCTGACCTGCAGCAGATGATGCATAAACTCCACCGCCAAACTCGTTCCACCACATCGCCTTGCTGTCAGCATCATCACGCAGTTCCATAGGCCACATCCCCTGATAAGCTTTCGACTTAATCATTCCGCGCGCGGTTGATGAGTTGAGCAGAGCAAGGTTGTGTGAGTAGGAAAGATGCATGAAACGAGCGCGGCTATTTAGCGCTAGTCCCCGGCCCATCATGTTGATGGTTGCCAGTTCGGTTTTGGTGTAGCCCGGTGGAACGTTGATAATGAGCCGGTTTATTTCACCCGCTATAACACGATCGAGCGTTTGCTGTATAACCCTGTGGTGAGGTGCGACAATCATCTTGCCGCCAGTACGCTGCTTGAAGAAGTACCGGGCGTAGTACAGGCCATCCTCTTCACATTCTAAGCGGCGCACGTAATTCTTCTGCTCAGCAGTCGTCATCCTCCAGCATCTCCCGCCGCGCAGCTTTGTATTCGTCTTTGGTCAGCGCCGTCACTTCAATCGGGCCGCCGTTCTTCCCGGTGTGCTCGTGGGCTGCCTGCTCTTTAAACGCCATGACGCTGATGTGTTTACCAAGCAGCTCAAGGTTCTTCACCTTGTCAGGCCACTTAATTTTCTTGAGGATGTTTTCCATCGTCGTTTCATCGAAGTTGGTGACGGTGGTCAGGATATCCAGTCCACTCAGCGTGGTGCGCCAGACCTTTGGCCATTCATGGACCATTTTCAGTCCGCCGTCATCCTTCAGGATGTCTAGCACGTCCATTTCGTCAATTTCTACCAAGCGGCGCAGCACATAGTCTGCATTTACCTCTACCCTTTCGTTGCGCTCTGATTTAAGGTCAATGATGCGTTGCGCAATGTCAGGTTTTGACAGGTTTTCAGATCCGGTACGGTTTGCAGTCTTATCGCTGTACCCCGCCCGAATGGCCGCTTGCGTGGCGTTCAAATCGATGAGGTACTCGCGACAGAACATCTCTTGTTTGTCGGTGAGTGCCATAGAACATTCTCAAAAGGATTTTTGTATGAGTGATAAATTTAATTCAGGTGATATCGTTCAATTGAAATCAGGTGGGCCTGAAATGACCGTAAAAAGTTATGCAGTCCACCACGAGGCATTTCAATGCCAGTGGTTCGCAGGTAAAAAACTTGAGCAAGGATACTTTGCAGAGGAGTCTCTTACCAAAGTAGACCCAAAGCCCTAACCCCAACCACCACCAAGCTGTCTGTATTGGATGTTTCTAACTGGATGATGAAAGCATTGCTTCAGGATGGATGCCTTTATCAGCAAGATGTTGTTGACCACTTAATTAAAGTGGATAACGAACAATTGCTCAAAGAAAATGCTGATGGAAATCTCGCATTATCTAACCCTGTTATAAACCAATTCCGAAAAGACAGCGGTGCAGGTGTAGTTTGGGTGAAGCCTGATAAATATTGGCGTTACCGCGTACCCGAAGATGAAGAGGGTCGCGAGGCGCGAGGTTAACAAACATGGCGGCCAGCTCTACTCGTGGTCGCCAATCTACCTCTAATAAAAAACCGCCCGGAGGCGGCTTACAAATTCTATTTTTCTCTGTCTGTATAAACTCTGTAGACCCTGACAAATTCTCCATTCACTTCCTGATCTCCCTTGGTGTATGCGTATTCATAACCCCAATGCTGAAGCTCCTCTTTGGCTCTCTTTTCTTCAGATGCCATAAAGCTAGGGTCTTTTATTTCTGAATATGAATACGTCCCAACAATGAAATCTCTGCTAGCCCGGCCGTTAGTTAATTCCATTGCCACTCCTCCGATTTAAATTGCAGGAGTAACTTAACATGTCAATCATCATCAGGCGCACCCGCAAATGCGCCTTGTGATGACTATGCCTTGAAATCAACCAGCCCCTGACCTTTGCGCCACTCTCTTACTACCGCAACAACCTTCTCGGGGGTCAGGTCGTCGTCAAAATTGTAGTAAATCAGGTCTGAACCTTCCGGATGCTCACTGACAGCAGTGAAATTCTCCAGCAATTCGTCTTGGTACTTTTCACCGCCCTCGGCACTGAAAATTTCAGCTACTAACGCTGTAAACTCGGCTTCCGTGTAATCCTCAAATCTTGGCTTCAACTTCATCGATGGCTCCTTCCTTTGTGGTGGAGGCCATCTTACTCTTTTTGCTCTGGCACGTACTCCATCTTGAGCACGTCATCAGGGGCCAGATAGACCCAGCCACCATCTTCACGGGCAATGCCGATGAAGCCGTTAACGATTTCTGGCTGTGACCTGTTCATCAGGCCTTCATGCGTCTCACCGGATTTGGTGGTGACTGTGATGCGGTAGGTGTCTGGCATATTCACTCCAATAAAAAACCGCCCGGAGGCGGCTTGACTTATTTCGTTTCCAGCGCGGCAGCTATACGCCTCAGGTACTCGTTATTTTTAAACGAAACCATGATGCATTCAAAGAATATGCGTGAAAACAAAGCCAATACTAAAAGCAGGATGCTGTAAGTATTGAAACCCTGAGAAATAAAGCCGATGCCAGCTGCCCCTACCAGAAAAACAACGGTGATTATGTATAGTCCGCTGATTATCTTGGGTGTTAAAAGCCTGTCAAAACTGAACATTAATAAATCTTCCTGATTTAAAAGAGGAATAATCTTAATGCTTCAGGCTTTTCTCTTCAAGCACCTCATCAGGCGCTCTGGTAGAAAGCGCCTTGTGATGATCACTTTGGCAGACCGGGGATGGTGATTTGCCCGTGCTGGTCAATACGCTCAATACGTGCGAGCAACTGCGGTTTCTTCACCCTGCCCCATCGATTCAGCAATCGACCTGACATGCTGGCAACATCCTTCTCTTTCATGAACTCGAGAACTGCAGCGTTTCTTTCAGCCTCAAGGTTTGCCACACCCTGCCGAATCATGTCAGTCATCCAGTTGAAGGCAGCGATGTAAGCCTCTTTGAATGCCATTGCCGCCTTGCCAGTAAAGCTGAACACAAGCATCGTCCAGCCGTCATGCGTCATCTGGTAAAAAGGCTGCGGCTTACCATTCTGTAACTCGTTGTTTTCATGGCAAAGCGTAAAATTGCGCTCTGCAAACTCGGTCGAGCACTGACTAATTACGGCGCGAGTTTTGCGCAGCACATCTTTGTGATCCTTCCCAAAGGCCAGCGCCACCTTGAAGGTGTCAGTTGATGACTCTGCGCCAGTAAGGAATACCAGCTCACGAAAATCCATGCCATTTACTACTGTTGGATATGTCATTGCGTTCTACCTTTTAGCGAATAAGCCTCGTTGCCCAGATAACCGCCCACAGAGAAGCCGCCGCTTATAACGGTTATCTCCGAAGCTGATTCCTGAAAGGCTCTGTGTGATGGATGCGCCGGGCATGGCGCGGTTTACTGCAGGTACAAAAAAGCCCCGCTAGTGCGAGGCTCTGTTACTTCCTGATGCTCTGCTTTACTTCGGCCACGATTCGCTCCTGCAGCCTGGTTAATTCACCACGGTGCCGGCGCTCCTGCCGCTGGTGAATCCAGAATCCGACCCACGTTGCAATCAGGGCGCCGATGCAGATACCTGAGAAGATGTTGTAAATCTGATAGGCGCTCATTTCGCTTCCTGCTGGCAGTTAGCTTTCCATGTCTTGTTGTGCGTGAGGATGGCCCGCTTGGTGCGCTCATCCATCGTCATGATGTCAGCCTCAGTCACCAGGATAGGCTTTACCCAGTTACAGGCAGTGTCCACGACTTCAATTCTTGTTAAGCCAGTCTGAGCGCAGCTCGTTGTCAACAGCGCTGCCAGGCATACGGGAAACGTTTTGCTGAACATCGGCGGCCCCTTTTGAGGTTTCTGTCTGGCGCTGTGATGCCGCCTGCTGTGATTCGATAGCGGCTTTGTTTTCCCGCTCGCTCGCTGCCTGCTCTGCTTTGGCCTTGCCTTTAGAATGACCAATGCCGAATGCGCCAGCCACTGCAGTGATTACCACACCGATTACAGTGAATATCAGTTCGATGGTCGTCATGGCTTGTTCTCCGGATCAAGACCAGCGTCAATCTTCTTCCCTTCGATGTCTTTGTCAGTGGCGATTTTCTTTGCCCCGATATAACCCGCAGTGGCGAAACCGAAGAACAGACCGAATGTGACATCTGACAGCGTCCCTTTGTAGGCCTGCCAGCCAACTACGCCGCAGCAGACGAGGAAAGCGAGAGCGGCCTGCGTGCGGCTCAGAGAGATATTTCCGCTGCTGCCACGGAGAACGCTGAACATGTCCATCAGATGAGGCCCCGGTAAATGTCATAGCTGCCGGTCCGCATTACATCTGCGTGGCGTTTAGCGCGATTAGGCGTTTGCTTCGCCCACAGGCTGTTAAGCATGCCATCAGCGGCAGCGCTGAAGTTGCCGTCTGCAATCAGTTTCAGGGTGTTCTTGAAGCCTGCCAGCCCGTCAGCACCCATCTGGTACGCCATGCTAATCAGAATGTCGCGGCGCGGTGGGTTGCAGGCTGCCAGAGCTGCCGCAATGTTTGGCCGCTGGTTCATCTCGTTAACTTTCTGGTCAACGATAACCTGCTTCCATACATCGCCCACTGTACGCGGTACGCGGAAGGTGTAATTGCTCAGGCTGGCGCCCTTTGGCCCGATGCGTATGCCGCCGGCAACGGTCGGATAACCGAGCGTGTCAAGGTAGGGTGACTCTTTGTACCCCTCCTCGTAATTCAGGATCGGGATGATTTTACTGTCGGTCATTTGCTCTCATCCTCTTTCACAACCTGCTTAACCTTGTCGGCTGTTTTGTTTGCTGTGCGGTCCGGTATGTTGTCCACTTTCTTCTGCAGCTCTCCGACCTGTTCAGCCAGGCGAACAACTTTTGCATCACGACGATCGGCAATCCTGCGGTAGTCATCGCGGATGACATCAATCTTCTGGTTAGCGTCATTGCTGACGTAAACGAACATGCAGGTCATGGCGATGCAGATAAGCGTCAGTACGGTAAGAACGCCGCCAATAATCAGGCTTCGCTTGTGATTCGGTTTAGTTGGTGCCATCGCTGTCGGTCTCCAGATTGGCGATCAGCCTGTTTACTTCGGTTCTGAATCGCTCATTGCCCACAGCGTTACTGGCCTCTGACATAGCCAACAGGATTCCCAGCGCGTTTTTAATCAGCTTGAGGTCCGTCTCCAGTGTGGATATCCGGCGAAGATTCTTATCGTGCCTCTCCCGAAGCTCGTCGTTCTCTTCACGAAGCAGGTTGTTGCTCTCCTTCAGCAGCTGAACCTGCTCCTTGTAATTGGAGATGATCTCACCTCCCGCCCTGTTGCTGATTCCCAGCGAAAGGAGGCTTGCTGCTAATGGCTTCCAGAGAACTGCGACTGCCCCGCCGCCAAATATGAGGCCGAGAACGCCAGTGATGATGCTGTTTTCACCCATGCTTAACCTCACGGGCGCTGTTTGATGTGCTGTTCATAGCCGTCTCCGGCATTGCCCGGAGGTATCCGGCCGTTTGCTGTGAAAAGTCGCCTGCTGCCACATAGGGGAAATCCATGAGGTCGCTTTGATTGGCAGAGGCGAAAACGAGAAAACCCAGCTCTGCGGCTGGGCTTTTTAATTGGGTGCAGAAATGCAAAAAGCCCTCGTGGATGGTGAGTCCGGAGGGCTTTCTAATTATCACAGAGTGATGGAACTTGTGTTTTTCAGCGCACCTAACAACAGCGCGCAACTTCAACTGTTGGAAATCATATCCCCAGCTTCCTGAAAAGTAAATAGCTCACGATAAAATAATGAGCTATTTAACTTGTTTCTACGCAGTTACCTTATTCAGCGCAGCGTTCGCCCATGACTCTTCCGTTTCCAGCTTTGCAATCAGCTGATCGTAGAATGGCTTTCCGCTTCGATCCCACGTTGCCAGGCTCAAGCTCTCCGTAATTCCGGAGATAGCACGATAGGCCTCCGCTGCCGGAATGCGCTCATACCCACGCCCGCAGCAGCGCTTGCAGTCACCCATGACAGGCACGCCCTGCTTTTCCGTCTCCGCCTTCATCACTGCGCGACCACGACCATTGCAGTCACGGCATGCGGTTGATACGACACCCTTCCCTTTGCAGGACTTACAGAGCACGCGCACGGTTTCTTTGACGTTTCTGGTCTCGCCGCCGGACAGTGGCGATTTCATGGAGAACACATCGGCCTCAATGAATCCGGTTGCGCGGCAACAATCGCAGGGCTTAACGCTGGCAGCACTGCGGCAGTAATCCATGTAGGCATAAGTTGCGAGTGTTTGCATAACGGCTGGTTTAATATCAGCGTCGAGTTTGCGAAAGGCTGGAACCTTGTCGCAGATTTGAAGTGCATATTCAGTTAACAGGGATACGGCGCGTGCGGCGTCGTTCTCACTCACTCCCACCTTTCCCATGAAAGCGCTGTAACCCAGCGGGGCACGACTCTGTGTCATTCCCATGGCTGCGATATAATCAGTGCCGGTAAGCGTGTCAGGCGACGTCTGCGGTGCGGTGCCGCTGAAGTTCTGCCCTTTCGGGAAATGAAATTTTACTGTAGCTTCTAAGCTCATTACCAAACCTCCGAGATATCCAGATCTTTCCCTGTACGGCGATACACTTCATGCCGCTTCATTTGTGCGAAGTGCATGCACTCCCTGCAGGCATCAAACATGGCGTTAGGGTTAGTTTCGATGCTCTTGATGGCTTTAGAGCTCCTGACGGTGTATGTGCCGCAAACGCAGCGAACAACCCACTTACCCTTTTCTTCTGCCATGAGGCCTATAACTTTCAGCCTTCCTTTTTGCCTGCCAGTCAGGTCGATAAAGCTGGGAGCCTTGGGCAAAAGGTGCCGGGGTATCATCTTCGGCGGCCCAATAAACTCAGGTGTCTGGATTTTGCAGTTCATTTCATAGTGAACGCCTTTGGAAACGACCAGCGCCGCTGTTTTATTGACTGGCGATAACGCTGCTGTTGGCATGCTTAACCCCCATGATTTTGGCTGTGTGTTTGATGATCCGATAGTCGACCGGGAAGGTATTGCGTGTGCGGTACATACGCAGGTGTAGCCATTTCCGTTTAAGGTATTCAGTCATGCTGTTGCTCCAGCTCTGTGATAACCACTTCCAGCCTGCCGCCTTTAACCACTTCGCAGCGAACCATGCGCACGTCATCAATCAGGCTATCGTCAGCGATGACGCCTGCATGGGTGAGTGAGTCGAGAGGTGCTTTGAACAGGTTGTCGAGGTCACGCCGGGCGCGGGTAGGTGGATATGCGAGAATTTTTACTTTTAGCCTGCCGGCCAGTTGGTATTGCTGATTTGCTTCGCTGATTTGCTGAGTTACTGCTGAGGTATATTCTCTTCCCTTTTTGCTTTTTATCTTTCTGCCGCGGAACACTGAGAAGAGGTGATTGTTACCGGGCGGCCAGGGTAGCGTTATGCGATATTCATTCACCGTTTCACCTTTCCCTCTCTGAGCAAAGCATCCTGTGTGCGAATGACGCCCTCCAGGTGCGCTATACGCGCTTCAGTCACATCACAGCGTCGTGTGCGCCTGTCTATCTCGTCATGGCACCCTGAGCAGGCCCATGCGCCAAAAAGGTCATCTGGCTTCATTCCTGTACCGCATATCCCTACCATTCGATAGTGCGCGAGCACGACTGTTTCAGGATTGCCGTTGCATATGCCCGGCAGTCTGACCTGGCATTCCCTGCCCCGCGCCTCTTTGCGTAAGTTAGCCATCGTTATCCTCCATTGCTCCGTTGGGATCTGACTCTATGAAGAGTTCATCTGTGCAGCTGGCGCAGTAGTAAGTCTCATCAGGCCTGAGTGGTTCGCCGCAGTTGTTACATGCCGCAGCATCTATCTGAGTTATCTGAACCTGATTCATGCCATATTCCTTATTACGCGCAGGTAAGCTCTGCCGCGGGGGAAGACCTTGCTCCGGTTTGTGTCGTCAAGATCGCGAAGAAATGACTTCAGCAAATTGCGATAAGGTCTGTTGCATACATTTCTTGCGTAGGAGTAATGCCGCCGCTCGATTTCTTTTTGATGCGCATGGTAAAGCTCGTATGCATTCGTCGCCGTCATCGCGCTCTCCTCATGCGGTCCCATTTGGCTTTTAACAGCCCGTATGTGTAATCGAAGGTCTTCACCTCACTGGCTTCCTGAATGCGCTTACGTCGCGTTCTGGTGCGCGGTGTAGGGATGAATATCATGTGGTCCATGATGATTTGTGTCGGTGACTTCCGCTGTCTGCTCATGCTCGTCTTGCTCCGGTTATGTACCGGCGAATCACATAACTGCAGTGCGGCTCTCCAAGTCCGGTTTGCCTGCCTATTTCAGATACGCTCTTACCTTCTGCCAGCAGAGCCTGCATTTTTTTCAGCTCTCCTGTGCCGGCCTTTTTGTATCTCTCCTTTGCTGCCGGCATGCCACGGCATTGAATTGCGCTGTATACGCTCGATAACGGCCGTTTAAGCTTGCGTGCTATTTCAGCCCCGGTATGCGTTGGCGCCATTCGGGCTATTATTTTTAGCTCTTCCTCAGTGAATGCTGTTCTGCTCATGCTGCGCACCTGTATTCAGTAGTTACGGTTCCCGGCGTACCGGTCGTGAACATTGGATTGCGATCGGGATGCTCTGGCTTCACTTCCATCAGGCCGTCAAGGCGCTGATATACGCAGTGCGGTTTCTTATGGACGAACGCCAGCCACGCAGCTTCTTCGATAGCTGCGCCAATATCGGTAAAGGGTGTCATTTTTAAATTCCGAGTTTGATTTTCATCTCTTCAGCGAGAGCATCAAGATTCACTGCCGGTTTTAATGACTCACCGCGAGGTATTCCTTTTCTTACAGTGACAACAGGAATTAATACCGCCTCTTCTTCTGACCAACCTTTCCTAATGCGAGCCAGAATGGTTCTTCCATTAGTCCCCATAATTTGCGCCCAGTCCGTGCATGGTTTTGTAATACCTCGCACAGTCAGGTGCCTTGTGTTTCGGCGATTAATGGTTTGCTCGCGCCTTGTTGACCATTTGCAGTTCCATTTGTAATAGCCCTTATCATTATCAATTCGGTCAAGTGTCATTCCTTCCGGGCGGTCGCCCATGTCTCTGTAGAATGCCTTGAAGTCATGCCAGTCATCGCAAACCTTGATTCCCCTGCCGCCGTAATTTGGATAGGCCTTTACGTTTGGGTTTTCGCATCGGTCTATCATTGAGCGCCATATCGTATAAATGCTTGAACGATTTTTACCGTGCCTGAAATTGCTCATACTCCCTCCATGTATCACTTTTCCACTTAACGCCCTGCTCGGCTCCAAAAGCGAAAATAATCTCGATAAGGTCGCGCATCTCGCTGACGCGCATTTTGCTGGTCGATTTACCGAGAACGACAAAGCCACCGTTGATGCCCGGCACCGTGTCCTGCTGATGCTGTGCGGCGCTGAAAATATTCTTCCAGCTCTCTGAGTCCAGTTTCCGCCCGTACCATACGACCTGCTGCGAGATGTCATGCAGGCACGCCCATAGCATCCTGTTTTGCGCCAGGCTGCGGGTATCTTCCTGAATGGTGACTTGCAGAGGTTTGTTGTTATCGGTGGGGAGTTGCTGGATGGCGGTGATGCAGTTCTGTCTGATGCTGTTGTCTCTCAGTAGATAACGTTGCGTTTCCACTGCTACCTCCCTTCAAGTGTCTCCACGTAGTCATAGAGGTTGTCTGCTGCTGCACTCAGAAGCAGATCGATAGATTGAGTGTTGTGGCCTCCCTCGCGGATCATCTTCAGTGCGGTGAGGATGGCTGAGCGGGAGTCTTTAACAGGCTGATGCTTTGGTCTGAGGGGGATTACGTTGCTCATGCGGGCCTCTTTTTTATTTGTGACCGCGACAGAATGTGGACGCCAAATTTCCCGATCCTGATTTCTTTCCTTAATCCTTTTCTCGTGCTGTATAGCGGCGGGAAAACGCTGCGATCGATGACGTTTAGTCCATAGCCGAAGAGGCGGAACCAGAAAGACCTGCGTGATTTACTCCATGCTATGGCCTTCATGCTTCCTCCGGTTTAGCTGGTAGTGGTTGCCAGTGGGTTACATCACCAGGTGCAAATCCTGCAAACCGACCCTCAACTAAAACTGAGCAGTCGATAATCCCTCCCGATGACGGGCAAAAAACCAGACAATACTTTCTTTCATCCGGCATCCTTTCGCTGCACTTGATCCACTGGCTCATCCTTCCCTCCCATCATTCTCAATCACCCGATAGGCGATTAGCTTAAGGTCCGAAAGCAGGCTGTGGTGCTCCCATCGCCAGTCACGTGCTTCTCCGATGCTCATCTGTTTCCGGTATAGGGAATTGACCCACTGGTGACGCCTCGCAGCGAATGCACCATTTGTTCCACCATGCCTGCCCTTCTCGGTATCGCTCAGGTGGCTTCTCCATTCCGCAGCGATCACAGCGGTAATGTCGCTCATGATTCATCCCCCCTCCTTGCCGAGATACAACCATTCAGCGTGACGACGCTTGAGATTCTCCCAGTGATATCGCATAACGTGCTCATTGAAGAAATCACTCATCTTTCACCCCAGCGTTATCGACACGACCATCATTGCCCTTCTCCTGCTGCTCTACGACGCAGTCGCAGTCGACATATACCGTATCGCCCCACATCTCGGTGCCGCTGTCCATAGCTCCAGAGCCGCCGCATTTCTGGCACGCTTTCTCCTGTTGCTCCAGTACTGGCAGCGCAATCTCAAGGGCGGCACGCGAGGCCTGCCAAACCGTCCACTGACTTTGCGTTGCAAGCAGGATGTATTCTCCATCCCGTCTTTCAATCGCGCGAGGAAACGCGCCGCCATTTGACGCCCACTCTTCAAACTGCTCTCTGCAATTCTCAGCGGTTAGCTTGTTCATTTGGTGACTCCTGTAATTTGACCGCGACGGAGAAAATGCACTGCATAACGACCTAGCCGGATTTCCCTGCGGTAGCCGTGCCGGATGGAGAATGGTGCCGGATATAAGTCTCGATTGATGACGTTCAGCCCATAGCCGAAGATGCGGAACCAGAACGACCGCTTTGGCTTTCGCTGCCATGTGATGATTTTCAAAATCCACCTCCACCCTTTCTCTTGCCGCCCTTATCGGAACGCGAATCGCGCTCTGCCCGGGCTGCATGCTGGTCCATGTCGTAGATAGCGCCGTCTTTCTGCAGGCAGAAAACGGTACCGGTATTGCCGTGGCGGTTGAGCCGAAGAATCAGCTCTGTTTCGCCGGGCGGTACGTTTTCCTCGTAGGCGCCTTCGCGGTAAATACCTACCCAGTAATCGCAATCCTGCTCAATCTGCCCTGTGTCGCGTGAGTCGCTTGGTAACGGTCGTTTGTTCGGGCGCTTCTCAAGGTCACGGTTCAGCTGTGTCAGGAGCACCACGACGCAATCAAGCTCTTTGGCGAGGTTCTTCAGCCCTTTGGTGATCAATCCGTATGCCAGGTCGTTGCGGTCTGCTTTCTCAGCCGTCATCAGGGTGAGGTAATCGACCAGCACCATCCCGACGCCTCCCTTCTGGCGCTTAACCTTGCGGGCCTCAGCGACGATGTGAGCCAGTGAAAGCCCGGGGGTGTCGTCGATGTACAGCATGTCGAGTTCCCGCAGGCGGGTTGCCGTCTTGATAGCGCGATCGAAGTCAGCGTCATAATCGCCCTGATATCCCGTGTCGCTTTCATCGCTGGCCGGCACGTAGAAGATATTCGGGTTAACGCCTGACTTCTGACCTACCAGCTTCTCCAGAATCTGGCTTGCCGGCATCTCCAGGCTGAACATCAGCGCGGGTTTCTGCTCACGGATAGCGCAGTTGAGCGCCATCTGACCGTACAGCGTGGTTTTACCCATCTTAGGGCGGGCGCCAATGACGAACAGCGACCCCTTCACCAGCCCTTTCGGCGACAGCATGCGGTCAAGGGAGCTGATGCCCGTGCTCATACCACGCTGCTCACCTTCCGGGTCGAATCGCTTCTCAAGGTCATTGACCCAGCTGTCCATCACCTCGCCGAACGTCCGCAGTCCACGGCGTGAGCCGGTCTTTGCGTAGTCGCTAATCTGGCTGGTCAGGCTGCTGACAGACTCCATCTTCTCCGCTGCAGTCATGCCGTTGCGGCTGTACAGCATCTCAAGGGATTCATTGAGCTTGCTGATTCCGTACCGGGTTACAGCATGGTCACGAACAACCGCGGCGTAGTGCGTGATGTTAGCGACGGATGGCGTGTTCTTGGAAATCTCTGCGAGGTAGGCAAAGCCACCGTACTCTTTCCGGGCGCCGTCCAGAACGTCCGTCAGCGTCAGCGGGTCTACCGGCTGATTACGGCTTAACAGGTCACGGATAGCCGAGAAGATTTCCCGGTGCGCGTGGTTGTAAAAACTTTCCGGCTTGAGCATAGCCATGACTTTCTGACTGCGATCTTCACCACCGTCCAGCATGAGCCCGCCGATAACCGCCTGCTCTGCATCTAGGCTGTGCGGAGGTTGCATGATATTTTCGCTCACAGGCTTCCCTCCCGTGTTTTGGTCAGCGTTTCACTGCGCAGGAGGTAATCGAAATTTGCTCTCCAGCCAGACTGGTTATCGCCGAAGTAAAACGGCTTGGCAGTGCTCATGAACGCACTGAAGTAGTTCCCGGCCGCCTCAACGGTTGGCTCTTTCAGCTCACCCAGAAGTCGCTTGATTGCAGTTCGGCGTTTAGGGTTTAGCTTTTCAGCGTTAGGCAGTCTGTCACCTGCAGCTTCGTTGTATGCATCGAGTACTGCCTGATAGGGAATTGAACCCGCTTTCCTGCGAGGCGATTCGTCATTGTCAGATGACATATCATTATCGTTAGATAATGATTTATTAGTTATATTGTTAGCTGTGGGAATCTTCTGGGAATCTTCTGGGACAACCACCTCCGGAAGCCGCGCCACACCTGGCTTTGGTCTGGTAATCTTCTGGGAATCTTCTGGGACAATTTCTCCCTGATATTCGCCGTATTTTGAGATGGTAATTACGGTGAATTTCCCCGGTGAAACTGTCTCAATCATGCCCAGCTTTTTGAACTTCTTCAGCAGATACTGAATACGGTTTGGCTCGATTCCTGTTTCCGCTGCCAGCGTGTTCCTGCCGGTAATGAACTGTCCGCGCTGCAGCTGAATGACGCCGTATTCCGTCTTAACAGCAGCATCTGTGTAGTTGGCTGACATGATCAGGTGAACCCACAGATGAACAGCCTGAGAATCCTTTCTGTAGAACTCTGTCTCCTGTATTTTTCTGTGCAGCAAGGTAAACCCCTTACCGACCTCTTTCGGCGTATCCTGTAAGCGTTTAGCCTCTCTGGCTTTGGCTAAGCTGGTAACGTTACTCATTGCCCTTCTCCTTCGATTTATGCGTTTCCAGAATCTCCCGCAGCTTCGGCGCAATGGCCGGGTTGCATTTGGTCAGGAAGTCGAGGCGAAGAAGGTTTTTATGCACGCCAGTATGGCGATAAGACTGCTTTTTCATGTATAATTACTCCGTTGAAATTGCTTACATTTCGATATCAGGCGCTGAAACTGTTCCCGCAGTCCGGCGCCTTTTCTTTCCCCATCGCAGCAGCTACCGCTTGTCTGGCTACCTCTGCAATCAGGCTCGTTTCCCAGACCTTCTCCAGCAGCACAAACACTGTCGCCATGTCGCGCAGGTTTAAGCGGCTTACCTTCGATTCATGCCATCCGGCTTCATCAGCCAGAACGCGCTGCCCTTTGTGAGTCAGGCGGCTGCGTAACTCTGTTTCTACTTCGTTGATCAACTTGCTATTTCTTGCGTGCTGCATTGCGTATATTTCCTGTCGTTGAAAAAATTGCGTGACGTTGCGATCGGCAAGTCACCGTGTGTTTTTGCCCCCTGAAGCAGGTGGCGGTCAGATTGATAAAGAGCGGTAAAACCAATGAAAGTACTTTAAGTACATTTTCTAAGCAACGATTTGCTGCTTACTGATGCGTCGAATCTCTGCTGCTGAATACTTGCCGCCGGATGCTTTGGCGATCTTCCCTGCATAGTCCGTTTCGCCGGTGAATTCAGTACGAGGCAATGAACCGCGCTCAATCCACTTGTAAACGGCCTTAGGCGTAAGGCCACAAATATCAGCCACAACAGAAACGCGAACACCTTTGATAACGTCTCCCAACGTAATTAGGTTCATGTTTATCTCCTGCGGTTGAACTTAGAGTTCATATTATGTCGGAACTGAAAGTACAGTCAACTAATTATATGCTTGAACTTATGGTTCAGGAAAAAGAGCGTGAAAGTTTCTCGCAAAGGCTTGCGCTGGCCTGCGACAAAGCGGGGATCGGTCCTTATGGTCGGCAGGCTGAATTAGCTGCCAGGTTGAAGGTAACTCCAAAGGCGGTGAGCAAATGGTTTAACGGAGAATCTGTACCGCGAAAGGCGCTGATGGAACAGTTAGCCAAATTACTTGGATCCACTGCACAATACCTGTATGGATATACAGATAATGATGGTATAGACTCAGATCATTACAAGCGGACATCGGACTCGTATCGCGTTGATGTTCTTGATGTCCAAGCCAGTGCGGGGCCAGGGACGATGCTATCTAATGAATTTGTCGAAAAAATACGTGCCATTGAATACACAACTGAACAGGCTCGCTCTATGTTCAATGGCAGGCCACAGGAAAGCGTGAAAGTAGTCACCGTTAATGGTGACAGCATGGAAGGAACTATAAATCCGGGCGATGAGATATTCGTTGATATCACCGTTAACCAGTTTGATGGCGATGGCATCTACGTGTTCGTTTTCGGGCGCTCTCTTCACGTTAAGCGCCTGCAAATGCTTAAAGACCGCCTAGTTGTTATCTCCGACAACCCCGCCTATGAGCGATGGTTCATAGAAAATAACGAAGAAGATCAGCTCTTTGTTATGGCAAAAGTTCTCATCCGCCAGTCAATCGATCTCCGCCGTTTCGGCTAAAAAAATATTTTACCTTAAAGTTCATTGAGTTAACTCTCAGTGAACTTCTTTTTCTCATTTTATGTACTTTAGGTACTTTACATTCATGAACTACAAGTACATTATAAGTCCATCAGCAGGACGCTGGGGCAGCAAGAAACGGAAGTCAGCTCTTTAACAATTAGATTCCTACCTGATGCAGGTAGGCCGGAGCGAGTGCTCTGGGATTGGATGAATGCAAACGCATGGTTGGGGGCAGCTGTAGTAACCCCGGCGTCGGCTGAAGTCGCTGGATAACAAATCCGTCTTGAACGGTGGCAAAACCAGCGCACGTGAACGGCGAGGAGCACCGGCCATCCAATCACCAAAGCACTCACCTGGAGAAACACCATGAATTCGAAGCAGCGTTACAACGCAAAGCGTGCAGCTGAGCATCGTGCAAAGAAAGCAGCAGATCGCCAGTTTGAGAACGGAATCGTCACCACCCTTATGGGGTGCAGCTTAAACGTAGCCCGCGCCACATCAGCGCCCAGTCTGCGTGAGAAGCATGAGAGCACAGCGATGTGCTTACCACAGGTAGCGCTATTTCAGGCTGGTCACCGCAAAGTCCGGAAGGACGCAACACACATCATTAAGTGAGGAAGCATGAAGGATTATCTGGGAATAGGCGTTTTCGTGTGGCTTGTTGCTGCATGGATTACTCATCTGGTGGTGTGCTTTAAAACTGCCGCATGGGGCTTCCTGATTGCAGGGGCAATTTTCTTCCCTGTCGCATGGGTTCACGGTACTGGCGCCTGGTTTGGTGCCTGGTAAATAAATCGCGTCACAGCGTGTACGCAGCAGACATTTAAGAGGTGAATATGGGCAACACAGCAACTTCATTGCGCATTCTGGATAAGAAGAATCGCATAGATTTCGCAAAGGATATGGCTCTGAACCACTGGAATACCCTATCCGTTCAGCAGGTCAATTTCCTCAGCAGATACATTCGGATGTTCGCTAAATAACCCGCCACCGAGCGGGTATTTTTTTACCTTAACAAAGGCCAGCACAATGATGAGCGACGTTGATTACTACTGCGGTTGGTTAGTGTTTATCGTGCTGATGGTGCTGGGGTTTATAGCAGGAGGTTGAGATGGAAAAAGATAACGGCGGGCCGGCATTCCCGGTCAAACAGAGTGTGGGTGGCGGGCCGCTAATTGGTAGCAAAGGCATGACGCTGCGTGATTACTTCGCAGCAAAAATGATGCACGCAGTAATCGGGTCTCTTAATGGCTCGGTTACTGGTGAAGAGAAGCCTGGCGATTTCGATTACTACGCCGAATGCGCATACAAAATGGCCGATGCAATGCTCCGCGCCCGGGGCCAGTAACCACTACAGGAGAGAGGAATGGAGTGGATTAAGTGCAGTGACGGCTACCCACACATAGGACAAGAAGTCCTAATCAGGATTCCGGTATGCGAAAAATTCAATATCGAAAACGCGAAGTATGAAGGTGATGGCAAATTCCTTGGGGCGTGGTTCGATACCAGAGGTAAAGGAAGACCCTACAAAGTAACCCACTGGATGCCCCTGCCCGCACCACCTGCTGAGTGACACCGTAAAGCTGTCTGCTTAGACGGCTTTGAGGTGCTACGCACCACCGCCTTAGAGGGCTTCCATAACCAGAACGTTTCATCCCTATGCCCGGCGCAATGCTGGGCTTTTTTTTAACACCAATAACCAACCAATTTTAAGGACCCACGATGATGAACTATGCCATCGCGGGCGGCGCCATCGTGGGCGCTGCTCAGCTCGAAGAATCACAGTTAGAACGTATCACCCGCCGCATGCGTGCTGCAGCCCGCAGCCTGTTAAACGCCATGAGCCAGAGAGGCACCAAATGAGCCAGCAGCAGATGAAGCAATACAAAAAGCAGCAGGAAGAACTTGAGCGCCAGCGCCAGATTGAGCGCACTCAGGATTATCCCTTCATCAATCAGATGCTGAGAATGCTCGGCATGCAGGAGCGGAAATGAACATTCGACTGACACAGCGAGACAGAGAAGAGGTGCAGAGCATCGCAGACGCACTGCCTGACAGCGAGCAGCGCGACGTGGCTGATTACGTGGACGACTGGCAGCGCCGGAACCACATTAACCCGCTGATGATGGCCGCCCTCGCCTTTCTGAATCAGCACTATGACGGACAGGCTGTTGCCATGCTCGACCATGACGACGACTGGCACATAAAACTGGATGAGGTGCTGCGGGAGCTGATGATAGATACCGGCAACCGTGAGCGCGGCGTGAACGTGATTATTAACAAGGTGGCGTAATGAGCTTTGACCTGGTCGAATTCGTAAAGCAGCAGGAACCGCTGTTTGTAGGGGCGCTGACAGACCCGTCAGTCACATGGGCAAAAGAATGCCAGTTTGCCATCCAGCACTTCCAGAAGAATGACTTCCTTGCCAAAACGGCAATCGGAAACCCTATCAGCGCACAGAACGCGATCGTCAACGTCGCTGCTATTGGCATCAGCCTCAACCCGGCGAGCAAGCTGGCTTATCTGGTGCCGCGTGACGGACTCGTTTGTCTCGATATCAGTTACATGGGACTACTTCACATCGCTCAGGCTTCAGGAGTAATCAGGTGGGGACAGTGCAAGCTGGTCCACGCCAATGACACGTATGAAAGCAACGGGCTGGATAAGGCTCCTATTCACAAATACAGCCCTTTCGTTAAGCCGGATGAACGCGGCGCGGTTATCGGCGGCTACTGCACAGTAAAGACTGCTGATGGCGACTATCTCACCGAAGAAATGAGCCTGGCTGAGATTGAAGATATCAGGAAGGTCAGCAAAGCCGGCACATCACCAAAGGGACCATGGGTTAACTTCTGGTCTGAAATGGCTCGCAAGACGATTGTGAAGCGCGCCAGCAAGTACTGGCCCCGGGCGGAGCGACTCGATAACGCGACTGAAATGCTCAACGAGACAGAGGGCGTATTCACAGAGCCGGTTATGCCTTACACGCCTGAAAGCGAGGTGATTGCCGCAGAGGATAAACAGAAAGAAGAGCTGCAGCAGAAGGTCAGCTCCCTGTGCGACAGCATGGAGGCATCTGAAAGCATGGATGACCTGAAACAGCACTTTGCTGAAGCATTCAAGCTGACGAGAGGCATGAAGCTGCAGCAGAACGTGCAGGCCATTTACGCAGAGTGCAAAGCTAAATTCGATGAGGTGCCGCAATGACTGCCCTGTACAAAATAGCGAATGAGTTTGCAGCCCTAAGTGAGTCCGGCATGGAGCCGGACATGATTGCCGATACCCTCGACGGCATCCAGTGGGAGCTGGAAAGCAAAGTTGAGCAATGCTTGGCTATATGCAAAAACGAGCAGGCATATGCTGAGGCCTTGCGCGAAGAAAGCAACCGCCTTTTAGAACGCGCCCGGGCCGCTGAGAATCGCGTTATGCGCATAAAGGAGTATGTGGCTACCTCACTGGAAACCACCGGCAAGAAAACGCTGCAGGCAGGTATTCACCAGGTAACGGTGAGAGAGCCAGCCAAATCAGTCGAGATTACCGACGCGGGCTCTATACCACCTCAGTTTGTCGATTACGAGACAACTATCAAGCCGAACAAGCTGGAAATTCGGCAGCAGATTGAGGCTGGCATTTCTATCCCGGGCGCCCACCTCAAGCTCGGCAAGCCATCACTGATTATCAGGTAGGCAATCATGAAAGCACCAGACGATCCCATTACTGTCGGCCGCATAACGCTTCCATACAGCCACATGCGGAAAGGCTGGAAGCACCCTGACGGCACACTGATTAAAAACCCACTCAAGGCTCAGCGAATTGCTGAGCTTTTGAATAATGAGAAGCAAAACTGACAGTGCTGGCCTGTACCCGGCTGGCATTGCATAAGGGGAAAGATATGAGCGTAATTGAGGTTGGCGACAAATTTAATTGTGATTGCGGTTTCTCATGGAAGCGCGGTCAAAGTGGTTCCCATAGCTGTGGTGATGGTCTAAGGAAACAGATTTATTTGTTAAAGAAGGAATTATCAGCAGCAAACGAAATCATGGGCGGGCAGGATGCAACCTGTAAATTGCTATTTGAGGCAAAGAACTACTGGGCTGACCGCGCCAGATTGGCAGAGAAAAGGATTGCAGAGTTTGGAGCCGAAACCGACACCACCTCTTCCCAATATGAATCACTGGCAGGTGGCAAATGAAAGAGCTGAATGGTTTAGCCGACGAAATCGTCGAACAGTTGGTCGATTGCGTCGCGGCAGATTTAGAGCCAGTTGAGCAATATAAAAAGTGGACTCGCAAACGAATTGCCGAAGCATTCCGGGCGCTGGAGCAGCGTACAGAAGCGGCGGAGGCGGCGTTGGCAGAGCTGCAGAAGCAGGAGCCTGTTGGATGGATGACAGATGTCGAGGTTGATGAATTGCATAGCGGGGTGGCTGAAGAGGCCTATATCTACGCGCACGCTGATGCTACTTCGACTATCCCATTATTCACCCGCCCCGCGCCAGCTATCAACCTTGCGGAGCTGTTGCCGGATGAAATGCCTACCAGTCACATTTACCACGGCGGTAATGGCGCATTTAATGCGGGTAAAGAGGCTGGATGGAACGCCTGCCGCGCCGCCATCCTGCGCAAAATTGAGGAGCAATCACAATGAGCACTCGCGGCAAGATGTGGGCTGTTATGTGGGTAGCGTGCGCAATCTTCTGGTCGGGGGTGGCTTATGCAATCTAAGCCGCTAACCAAAGCAGAGAAAGCCTGGCTGGCAGAGTTACAGGAAGTGCTGAACCGCTGTCCGTCGAAGCGTATCGGTTTCTTCACCATAGGCGATCCGGTTGTGTGTTTGCATGATGCCACACGCGAGGATGAGATTGGTGATCACCAAGATCAGGAAGGTGGCGAGTGGGCGAGCGCAGCAGCGGCTATCGGTGCCGATTTTGGCGGCGTAGCGCTGTACTTTCCTAATGCGGTTCACAGCACGGCGGGGTGAGTTATGAAGCATGAGATGCCGGTTGTGCCGGCAGAGCTTAAAGAGCCGCTGATTCGCTTCCTGTCTGACCGCGAGGAGCGCATTGAATTTCCGCCTCAGGTGTATTCAATGCTGCAGGATATGGGCGAGGCGATCGCGCTGGCAGTGCTGACAAAGGGACCGGAGGCACCATGCTTATCGGATTCGTCATCGTAATAGCCTCTGCCCTTCCCGCTCCGGTGTCCGAGCGCATCTATCCAACCATTGAAGCCTGCGAGCAGGTAAAGGCCCGGCTGCATGAGCGCCGGCCGCTGGTGCAATTAGAGTGCGCCGAAGTCCTCCGGTAGCCAGTCCTTTACACTTCTGCGGAATACAGGCAATGCCTTAATGGTATAACTGGATTTCCAGTAGAGGAGAACAGCTATGACATGTGAAGTCTGTCGGCAGCAGCCGCGCGGTAAAAAGGAACGCGCATTACCATGCATGCAGGCGCACCCTACAAAAAAACCTGTTTGCGCGCGATTCCACGGCCGAGGTACTGATGACTATTATTATATTTGCAGGGAATGTGGTCATGAGTGGATGTATGAGGGTGGCAAAGATGGATATGGGTGGATTTAGCTATGTCACACAATCTCGCAGCACGCAGTAAAGAAGAACGCGATAAGGTTAATGTCGATCTGGCCGCATCAGGCGTCGCCTACAAAGAGCGCATGAACATGCCGGTTATCGCTATGGAAGTGGAGCTGCAGCAGCCGGAAAGCCAGCGTGAGTATTTCCGCGAACGACTGCAGCATTACAGGAATGCCGCCCTGCAGTTCCCGCGCGGCACTGACCCGGTTTATCAGAAGGAGGATAAGGTTTGAGTTGGCACGCAGAAGATTGGGCAAGCTTTTCTATAACTGCTTTATCCGCTGTTGCAGCAGTCTTTGCCGCCAGGGCTGCTGTTACCAGCGGGAAAAGCGCAAAGGAGGCTCTTAAGCAGCAAAAGGAGGCATTCCAGTTTGAGCGAAAAAGACATTTTCTGGATTTAATAAAGGCTGATGCAGAAAAAGCTAATGCGAGTGTCTTTAATACTAAAGGGATGGACTGGTCATTTTATCAAGCAGCAAACGCTACTCACGCCATAGATTCAGCCAGAAAGAGAATCCTGAGAGCAGATACGAACTTATCCGAAAGTGATATTTTGGAACTCAAGAGTTTCTTTAAAGAACAACTCTGCTTTGAGATAACATCAGAAATGAAAGAGGGCTTTAATTTTACTGGTGGGTTTACAGAGTCTGAAAAAAGTTTTAGGGAATCCAGAGATATTACTCAGTTATGGATATCAAACTTAATGTTTTTTGGATTTATTGAAAAAGACGCCCAGCTTCCGGGAATTGAGATCAAGAGAAACCCATGACCGCCCACTGAGGCGGTTTTTTTATACCTGTTATCTGGAGAATCACTATGTGCGACATTGCAGATGATGCGTCAGACCTTGAGATACTCAATACAGAAATCGCCCTGGCTAACCGGCCTCGCCCGGAACCGCGGTCACCAATCTGCCGTAATGGCGATTGCGGTGAGCCTTCCCGCGATGGATGCAGCTACTGCTCGCCAGAGTGCAGGCAGGACCATGAAAAGTATGTGTGGGCGCAGAAAAACCGGAGGGCGGCATGACGGATGAGCAGATAGTAGAAGCGACAATAGAGTTGGCAGGTGAGTTTTACAACATGCACGGTTATATCCACCGGCCTGGCTTTAAATACTGGGAGTCACCGCACCCGCAAGAGCAATTAATGTGGCGACTTGCCTGTCAGGCCTTCATCAAACTGCGCAACACCGACCCAGAAGACGCACTTACCAACATCGAATAATCCCCACTCACCCTATTCACTATCGCGCTCTGCGTGAGGAGTTGTTATGTCTGAAGTGTTGCATTCCGTGGCTGGATATCATGACAGCCACACCCCGATCGACATTCGCGATCTGTGGCAGACGCCACCAGAAATCTTCGCCGCCCTTAATCGTGAGTTCCGCTTCGTAGCAGATGTGGCAGCCAGTAAGCTTAACCACCTGCTGCCAGCTTACCTCACAGAGCAGGACGATGCGCTTAACCAGGACTGGGCGGCGCAGTTTCCGATCGGAATCACCTGGTGCAATCCGCCATACAGCGACATCACGCCATGGGTGGTAAAGGCAACAGAGGAGGCAAGGAAAGGAATGGGCACCGTGATGCTTGTGCCGGCTGATACTTCCGTCGGGTGGTTCAGCGCGGCCCGGAGCTCATGCACAGAAGTTCGGTTCATCACCAATGGCCGTCTGTCGTTCATCCGTGCCGATACTGGAAAAGCAGTGAATGGCAACAACAAGGGGTCGATGCTGCTGATCTGGAATCCTTTCCTGTCATACTTTGGCCTTACCGGCTACGTCAGCCGTGACGCGCTAATGTCGATCGGAACCAGGCTGCTGCTATCTGCTGAAAAGGTCAGTGCAGCATGATTACCCCACTCCACCTCATCATAACAATCGCAGCAATCATCGTAATCAAAACCATCTTCAGCTACCTGTGAAGTGACAGCGTCATGTCACAGGTAAACTATCGCCCGGAGGCAATCATGGAAATTCGCGAGGACACGCTCGTTGACCTGAAGTTCATCATGGCCGATACTGGTTTCGGCAAAACCTACATCTACGACCGTATTAAAGACGGCACCCTCTGCCAGCCCATCAAAATCAGTGGACGTTCCCGCTGGAAATATCGTGACCACCTCGAATTCAAAAACAAGCTGATTTCCGGCTGCAATGGGTAAATTGCTGGGTAAAAATTTAACCCAATTCCATAAAAGTTATATGGCGCAACAACTTGAATGACGCGTTAGGCGTCTGCAGGGGACGCCACAGACATCTCTCCCTCATCCTGCAGATCCATACCGGCAAATTTCGACAGCTGCTGACTGATGCTATTTTCTTTGTAGCAGGTGACCAGTAACGCCTGGGTTGCGCGCGTAAACGCCACATACAGCGCCGGGATAGCTTCAGACTCATCTTCAGCCCCTTTATGAACAAATGATGCATTGATCACGGCAATGTAAGGGAATTCAAGCCCTTTGCTGCTCTGAAAGGTCAGCAGATGAACCACATCCTCCCGATGCGAATAGCGTTTTTTATCTTCCGTGGTGAAGCTGACGGCGGCGGGGATCGCATGCTGCTGCAGCAGGTCGATGAGTTTGTCTGCTGAAAAATGCGTAGGACAGAGCACAGCCATATCGCCCCAGCGGCCTGCCGCCGCATACTTCTCTCGCAGCCACGCCACAACGCGACGCGCTTCATCTGTTGCAGACTGACACTGTTCGATATCGGGAATGTCGCTGTTCTCTTCGCCGCAGGCTTCCGGCAGCACCAGCGGAAGCTCCTGATTATGGTGCCGGTCAAAGTAGTCGCGTGAAAAAGCGTAGGCAAAATTGAGAATGCGCCGCGGATTGCGATAATTCACCCGAAGAATAGAGGTGCGCCCCTGAGCCTGAATACCCACGCTCGCCAGCGAAAAGTTCAGCGCTTTCTCGCGCCGGTACAGAGACTGGGCGTCGTCGTACATCAGCAGCAGCGAGCGGCGGGTGTTATCAAACAGCCGGGCTATCAGTGAAAGCCAGCGCCGGTCGAAGTCATGTCCTTCATCCACCAGCACCGCATCATACCCCGCATCCCCGACAGTGCCGCTATCAACCGCATTTTCCAGCGCCGCAAAGCAGTTATCATAATAGCGCCCTTCCCCGCTCATCTTCAGCTTAAAGGTCCGGGCTGCCGTCGCGCACCAGTCATGAAAATGATAGACGTGTACTTTATGCGATAGTCCTCTGGCCGCGATGCATTCACGGATATAGTTAGCCAGAATGATATTAAAACAGAGCACCAGCACAGGGCGTGTGGTGGTCTCGGAAAGGTATAAACAGCGGTAGAGTAAAATCAGCGTTTTACCGGAACCGGCTACGCCATGAATAACACGATGCCCTTCGCCGAGATTGCGTGCCAGCACCTCCTGCTGCAGATCCATTACCCGGTAAATATTACTGCGCTTATTTTTTACCGTAATGGCGATCTCCGGAAAAAGATGCCGGCGCAGAATATCCCGCACAGCCGGCGTTATTGCAGGCCTGAAACGGGTGGTAAAGAGTCCGGAAACTTTAGCGCGAAACGCAGAAACAGAGACAGACTCGGTCATTTCATCCTGACAAATCGTCAGCGCCTGTGGAAATATAGATTCAACCACGCCATCGGCTGAGAGTGATGTCAGCTGCTGACGGGTAATATTAGTAAACACCACACCATAAGCCCAGGCGATATTCAGCTTTCCTTTATACAGGCCTGTTTTTTGCTGCAGTTTCGGATCCTGAGATAACAGGTCAACGGTCGCACAGGCATACTCCCTGACCTGCAGCAGCGGATTTTGCGCCTGCGTTTCGCCCTGAGCATGTCTCAGCGTTACCGTCTGCGGGTCCGCATGCTGAAATGTACTTAGCTTCCAGTCTTTGACCTCAAGGAAAATAAGCCCGTTGGCAGGATCGATAATAACAAAATCGGGATGCCTGTACTGGCGCCCGACCGGAATGTCATACCAGATAAGACAATCATCGCCGAGATGCGATTCAAGCCGCTGGGCGACGCGTCGTTCCCCGTGCGTCATTCGCCCTGAACAGAGCGTCAGGGAGGTCATTAATTTCGCCAT